TTAGTCCTTTGGCCACACCCGGTTAAACCGGTCTGCCTCGCGCTTCATCCGCTTTTGCAGCTTTTCCAGGCGCTCATCCATCTGCTTGGCGGTCAGCTTCTCATTGGCTTCAATTCGATCACGGCGCTTACGCTGAGCGGCCATCTGTTGCGCCACATCATTCGCCAGCGCTTTTAGCCGGATCTTTTTGCCGTGCTCTTTGTAGAAGTCAACGCGCTCTTTGCCTTTCAGGGTTTTCCATTCAGCCTCCAGGCGCTCGGCCTCTTCCTTGCGGTCATAGAAGTTTGAAATATCGTCCCAGTGGGCGACCTTACCCGACATCTGACGCTTAAACGGAATTTCACGATCCTCCAGCGGCACACCTTGGGCAGCTTTTGTTATAGCGCTTTGAGCTCGGTTAACGAAAGCGCCAGCGCCACCAGTAAAGTAGTCAAACAGGTAGTCCAGCGAATCAGGGCTTACGTCCGCCCACCCGCCTATATGAGTGCCGCCCCCGGTGGCCTTGTTCATAAACATGGCCATGTTTTTCCATATCTCAGGGGTCGATCGCTTATAAAGCGCTGCGTCTGCCTTCGGTACCGCGAAGTCCATATTTTCCCGGTAGATAGGCCCACCCCAGAAATTCTCATTGGTCCACAAATCAACGAACGGCTTGCCCACGGTCGGCGTAATGGTGCGGCCGATCATGGTGCCGGTTTCGTCCGAGGTTGCCAGAGACAGAGGCACAAACGATCCTACAGCGGCCTTGGCCACATTAACGGCGCCCTCGCCCACTCCGGTTGTACCATTTGCCACGCCTTCCATCTGGGTGCCAAACACATGGAAAATGTTGTAGCCGTAAGGCAGTGGGATTTTCCAGTATTCCCCAGGCTCGCCACCGACAACGGATTTCATCAGCACGATATTGCGCTCTTTCACCCAGTCCGGCACCTTGTCGTACCAGTTCACCCCGTCGTCGTCTTCACCCGCCATTTCGCGGTTAAGCGCTGCCAGACCGAAGGCACTGGCCGCCGCCACAAGCCCGACTTTCTGCGCAGCATTTAGCGTTTTCTTGCCGTCTATGTCTTTGAGAGTGCCTATCGCCCGGGCAAAGGTCATGGTGCCCTGGACACTGGCGTTAAAGAACATATACAGGGCGTTCATCACCTGCCCTATTTCACCCTTGCGGTTAAAGTTTACTGTCAGGTTTTTGGCAAGCTCAGTGGCCTTTTTGCGAGATACTCCGGCATCGATCGCATGTTTATAGACCGACAGGCGCACCGCATTTTCTACCGCGGCGTTGGTGTTCTCGACAAACTCACCCACGGCCTTTGCGGCTCTCAGCACATTGCCCTTGGCATTTTTCTCCGACAGGCTCAGCAGTTTTTGCAGGTCGCGCTTTTGCCCCTCAATGTCTTTAGAGTCAAACCAACCGGTTTTAGCGCCGTCTTCCCTGAATTGATCGAAAGCCTTTTGCCACTCGCCAGCCTCGCCTTTCAGCTGCTTACCGGCCAGACTCATACGAATGGCGTATCCCGCCTTGGGCGCGCTCTTAACCATTTTCGCGGCGATCTTCTTGCCTTTGGCGCGGCCGTTATGCAAGTCCTGCTCGGCCAGCACATTGACCACGGCGGTCTGAATGTCCCGCGCCGCGTTGGTCACTACGAACTCAGGGTTAAAGCTAGTATTCACCGACGACAGGAAGCGAGACAGGTTGCCCGCCCACTGGGTCAGCTTGTTCATCGGCTCCGGCCCCATGTTTTTCATGGCCTTCATTAAGCGCTCATCATTGATCTTAATGAAATGCTCTTTGCCGTCGCGCTTCACGCTGAAATACTTGGAGCGATCAATCACCGGCCCCTCACCCACGGTTTCACCCTGGGAGTTTTTATACAAGCGCGGCTCCAGCTCGGGGCTTTCGGCGGTAAATACCTCCCAGTAATCCGGGTTCGGGTATTGCTCCACCAGGTCGAGGAAGGTTAAACCCACCTCGTTTTTACGCGAGCGAATAATAGCCTCGGTGGTATCCATGATGGTGTGAAGCAGGGGCGACTCGGGCTTGGTGCGGCGCCCTAGTGCACGCAAAGACTCTTTGCCGCGAATATCAAAGCCTTTGCCGACTCGAGGAAAGCTGGTGTTACTCTCATCCGTCGCGCGGCCTTTAAGCGGCACATAATGCTTGTAGTTTTCGTTCCAGGCATTGAGTTGGTCGCCATCCACCAGATTCTTAGCCAGCAGCTCTTGCTTGCGCTTTTGCAGGGCATACACGGTTTTCGCCAGCTCTACCAGCTGCGGCAGGCGCCCGGTGTCCTTCGCCTTTTTCAGCACTTGGCGGGCCTGCTGATCGGTCATACCTGAGCCACCATCTGGCATATCAGGATTAATCTTTGCGATCTGCGCGTTACGCTCTGGTGCGTGGCGAGCCCACAGGTACATATCAAGCTCTTCCTGGGTGACACCATAGTCAGCCATTTTTTCAGCCAGCGGCTCAACATACTGCTCGCGCAACTTGCGAATATCGTTCTCAGTCTTACCGTGGAAGGCCTCTTCTGCCCGGTAGGCGTCCAGCGCCTCATCCAACGGGCCACCCTGGGCTTTTTCAATCTCGCGCTGTGTCTGCAGCAGCGGCCGCATTTTGTCGGTGATTTTGCGCAGCAGGTAATCTTTGGGGATGCCGTAGATTTTGGCCTCTTGGGGGGCCGCAAACAGTGGAGTGTCGTCGTTGACGCTGAATAGCGTTTCACCCTCTCCAGAACGAGAAACCCCGGCACTTGGCCGGGGTTCTGAATCAATACTGTAGAGTACTGCGTTGTCGGGACCGGTTAGGCGTTTACTGCCGAACTTGCCATACTTCTCCAGTATGTCGGCGACCTCTTGGCGCGTTCCGCGTGAAAAGGTATTTGTGAGTACTGCTCTTTCAAGCGTTGTGCGACCCGCTGTAAGTGGGCCTCGCGCTCTTCCGGTGTCTTGCAGTCCTCGTATTTCTGCGGCTGTGTCATCGAATTTTTCAGCATCCCAAACCTCCCCCGTTTTGGAATCTTCAAACTGGTCAGTCTTTGGATTGTAGCGCAGGTTCTGGATTTCCGGAAATTGATTTACGACCGATTGATACGAGGCGTCGATCATCTGCCGTAAATTATGAGCGTCTTTACCGTCTTTCCACTCGATGTTAGGCATATCGACATTAGAATTACCGGTTACTTGATTTTGGTGCGGCCACAAATGTTTTGTTGTGCCAAATTTCAACGCGCTGCTTATCATGTTTTCCAAGCGTCGAGTTTGGGCCACATCGGATAAGCCATCTGGATCGCCGACAAACACCAGATCATTGTTATGTGCATAGTTGGCAACGGCATTGTAAATTCGTTTGCCGTTCTGGCCTTTTTCAACGGCAGACACATCGATCCAAACACTATCGCCCTTTTGATAAATCGCCGCGCGCTTACCTTGAGGCGTAATGATTCGCCACGATTTTTCCGCGCCGTAATCGTTCTGCAAGGCCAGCTCTTCGGCTTCAACGATCTGAACACCGCCAGGGCCTTCCAGCTCGTTGAATATTTCTTCTATGCCCTTCTTGTCACTTACCGGCAGCTGGAACGCATCATCGTTTTGCGCGAGCATTGTCCAGCCGGCCAGTACCGGGTCGTCGCCGATAATCTTGCGCGTAGGACGCGGCATAGAAGACACTGAGAACGCAGGCGCCGCCTGAGCACCTTCGTACTCTCCAGCCAAGTCAAATATTGTCCCGGTCGGGCCGCTGATGCCAGAATGTCCGCCTGCCTGCCTAGATTGCTTTAACAGTTGCATAATGTCGCTGTCGGTTATTTTCGACAGAGCTATAAACCCGTTTTTACGCAACCATGAACGAATAGCTCCGATAAATTCTTTAAGCGCCCTAATTACACTCGGCTTCTGGTTTTCTGAAATGTGAGCCAATAGCTCTTCGGCTAAAATTGAGTTAGCAGTATCGCGATCAAAAATCCCTAAATTAACCGCTTTGCTTAACCCACGCTCGTACCGTGACAGATCAATATTGTGCTTTCTGGCTAGATCGCGGACGCCTTTTAGGCCACCAACACGCAGATATAAACGCCCCATTGCTTGGCGAACATCTTGCCCAAAGATTGTTTTCAGGCCATGGTGTCCGTACAGCTCATGAAATATGGTACGTTCAACGTCTTCCGCGCTTTTTAGAGCCGACCGATTCAAGTAAACCGTTCCGTCTCGGTAAGCCCCTTTAACTCGCGAGCCATCAAAGCCAAGTTTTTTCGCGCTCTTCTTGATTGCTTCGGGGAACTCGTCAAAAGAATCAACCAGCTCGATCTTAGCTGTTGAGTCCGGCAAGGATGAAGCGATTCGATCTACTGTAGATTGCGCTTCTAGCTTTTCAACGGGCTGAGAATTGCTTCCACCTGATTTAAAAAGCGCCACATTGCCGTCGCCAGTCTCTTTTGTTTCGATAGACTCAAACAGGTTGTCGAACGCCTCAGCAACTGGCGTGACCTCATTGTCTTTCAGGTAGGGATAGCGATTCAGATTGCGAACGAAATCTTCCTCAGAGGCGACATTAGCCAAAAAATCATTCTGGTAACCCTGATCCGCCAGGCGAACAATCACATAATTCTCGAACGACCGGGCGGCCCGCTCAATGATACGCGACCAGTAAGCATCGACCTTGCCCTTATCTACGTCAATCGCGCGGCCAGACATTGGCGACTCTTCAAGGGTTTTCACCAGGCTGGCAAATGATTTTTCCACCACAGGACGAACACCGTCCTTATGATTTGGATCAGGTACCCAGTTTTCAGCGGCGAACAAATCATTATCAGGGCTTGCGGCTCGCCGTCTTTCTAGCTGAGCTTTGGTCATGGTTAAACCGTAACCCTTCCCGACATCCGCCTTGCGAACCATTAAAGGCTCAGGCTTATAGGTCACATAGGAATCTTTACGGTAGGCATCCTGATCGCCGGTAAAAACTGCCTCACCACGCTTATTTGAGAAATAGTTGTCCAGCGCGTGAAACCACTCATGCGCCAACGACCCGGCACCCTTTGTCTTTGTAAGGTTAATAACCTTAGAATCTGGCTCGTAGTGGGCAGCCGCTGCTCCACCCTGCCCCCTCGACCCCATACCAATGCCAAGTCGACCCTCCAGGCTCATGGCCTTGGGCGGCAAATTCAGAACTTCGGCCAAATCCAAAAAGGCATCGTAGGCGTCATTCAGCAGGCTCTGGCGCTCTTTGGCCCCCTTGCCTTGCTTCACCCAATTACCGAACTCAACACCCCGAAAACCAAAGGTTTCCAAGAATTGTTGTGGTGTTACGTCCTCGCCTTTCCGGTAATCTACTCCGGTTCTCTCGGCGTTCACACTGCGCCGCATATCCCGACGAGTCACGTTATCGCGGTTTTTTACAGCCTCCCATGCACCCACCAACTCTTCGTAGTTTTCGAGCTGGTATTTTCGAGCCTCACTTACATTCTCAAAGGTCTTCAACTGGCGGCGTTCACGGTCTCCCTCTTTGACAATGTAAGCCTCGCCAGTGTTGCGGTTGCTGTATATTGCGAACTTCACCTTACGCTCGGCCGGCTCTTTATCCTCCAAGAAGGTGGCAACATCGGGAATAGCTGACTCAACTGTTTTGTGCCCTCTAAAAGCCTCCTTTCTGCCATCAATAAACACATCAATCCAATACCCAGGCGTCAATTCGCCATCAACCATGTACCGACCATAAACAGACTGCACGGTGTCAATACGCATCCAATGCTTTCGATCAACCCCTTTCAGCAGCTCGACTCGCTCAAGAAGCTCGCTAAGACTTCTCTTGCCAGATTCTTTAATTTTTTCTGCCACCTTCTCGTGGCCAACCTCCTCCAAAAGGTTTGCCATATCCCGAGCCTGCTTAACGCTTTCCACCCAGCGCTGCAGCTTGTAGGCTTTCCGGGGTTTGGCAGGCACAATATCGCGAATCACCTTGTACCAAGCGGCCGTTTCCTTATTCTCAATTTTGTCTATCTCGGCCTTCGGGAACAGCTTGCCTAATGTACTTTGTGCAATTTGGTCGTCGTCCATATTTTCCAGACGCTCACGCAACGGTTTCATTTCATCCTTGCGCGCGCCACCAAGCTTCTCGCCGAAATCTTCAATAGGGGCCGCCGGGGCGCTTTGCTTTTTGCGTTCGGTTGACGGTTCCTTTTGCGAAGCCAGGTAATCTTCCAGTCGTGGCAGATACTTAGCGGCATTTTCCTTCGCTTCCACCAGAGTATTGCCCTCGGCATACTTAACCCCTTTGGCCAAGTCGGATTCACTGCCATACACCCGGTACCGCTTCACGCGCTTGCCCTTTAGGGTGTACGACTCGTCCTGAATAATGCGGCCGTCTTCGCTCTTCCATTGCTTTTTGCCTGACTTGACCCAGCGGGTTTTTCCCTCGGTCGGGGCAGGCGCTTCCTGTTTCTCGCCCCCCTTTGAGGGCCTTGGCCTAGCTTTGTTTTTTGCTTCTTTTAGATTTTCAGCGGTGGCATAGTTGTTCCCAGCTCCAAAATCAGACTCGCTAGCAAACACCATGTACATTTTCTGTCGCACACCGCCGAAGGTCGTAGAATGATCGGCGATTATCTGTCCATCACTGGACTTCCAACTTTTGGGCGACCTTTTGCTCCACGTTATTTTTAGATCTGACCCATCTGAATTCTTGGCCTCAAGAAAATGGTCAGCATTCAGCGGCTTGGTGTTATCACCGTCTTTGAGCCAGGCCTTAAACTCGTCCATGCTCATGCTGGTGACCGGGCCCACTTTCCACCCTTTGGTGTAGTTGTCTTTGTAGGCTTTGGTGGCGGCCAGCTTACCGCGGTAACCAACCAACACTTTGTGCTCATCGAAAGAGCCGTCAGGGTTTACTTGATCCACAACATACACACGCTGGGATTCGGGCTCGGGGCCAACAAATACGTCCACATGCTCACCGTCAGCACCCTCAGTGCGGCGAATGTAACCGTAGTGACTGTTCATGGTCACCGACCAATCATTGCCATCTGGATCGGTACCGGATCGCTCAGAGCCTTTGGGGTTCTCTACCGATATATCGAGGCCTTGGACGTTAATGTGGCCTTTCTGATAGTTGCCTGCTTCTTTTTGAGCTTCGGTAGGATTGGTGTCGGCTTGACTTGCCGCAGCGTCAATATCGGCGAGTGCCGTCTCATCAATGCCGTACTCTTCACGCAAAGCATCATAGGCCTGGCGATTTACCGACTCAGGCGAATCAGAGTTAAGGGCGTTAAATTGCTCGAACGTTAACTCTGCCTGGGCCCGGTCTACGGCCTGATCGTACTCTTCGCCAAGGCGCTCCATAGCCGCGTTATAGCCGGGGGAGCTGCGCTTGATACCTTGCTCTTTGGCCATTTTGATAAGAGTTTTCTTACGCGAGTCGGTGAGGATTTTGGGGAGTGCAGATTGACCATTGTCTGTTTTTTGGCCTATACTTTTACCCGTTGCTGATTGCTTGGCGCTAGGTCGGCTCTCGCCGGAACCACTAAGAGGGACCGATTCGGACAAGGCATTCTGGTCACCGGGGCCGGAGGGGCGTGACTGCGCAGCGTCCCACAGCTTCTCCCCTGTCACTTTCCTGCTCTTGTAGGCAGACACTACCGAATAAAAGTCTCCGCTCTCCATTGGGCGCAGCTCAACAACAAGCAACTCATCCGGCGAGCCACCCTTAACCATCTGCAGGCGTCCGCGACGACCCTTGTAAATTGCGTCAAAGTCAGATGCCACACCGCGAACAAAGCCAGTAATATCTTTAATTTCTGGATGCTCAGCAGCTATGTGAGCTCGCCCGTAGCCTTGATGCTTAGTTTTATGAACACCCTCTTGAAGTCGTATCTTGCCAGCCTGACGGCCAACTGCTTTGGCCACGGACTCGTCAACCTCACCAAAATCCGTTGAACCGTCTGGTGCAGACACGAAAGATTCTGGGCTGCTTTCACCCCGCGTGCTGGCAAACATATCGCCACCCTGAGGCTTTTGCAGCGGATCATTACTGCCGGCCACAGTCGCAGAGCCGCCATCCAAACCAAACTCTTCACGTTCACGGTCCACCTGGACGCGCTGCTCTTGTTCGGGCAAGTTTTCCGCTTGAGCTTCACGCTCGGCAATATCCTGCTCGGTGTAGGACTCGAGTAAATTTTCTTGATCGACGGGCGTTTCTTGGGGCGCAGAAGCAACAGAGCCCGCGTCATTGGCGAGCTCTGGTTCTTGACTGGGTTTTGGTTCACCGAATAACTGGCTTAACTCTCGTTCGGATTCGGCTCGCTGCTCTGCGGTTGGCTCTCCGTCGAATCCTGGGATGTCCGGCGCAGCGTCTCCAGGTTGCGCTCCCGACGAAGTTTGCGCTGTTCTATCAGGTGATCCGCCCCGCGCATTATCAGATCCGCGTCGAACTTCTCTTCCGTCTGATTGCTCACTAAATACCCCCTCAGCTCTTAGCTTGCCCATCAACTGAGGCAATGGGTTTTTGCCGTCAGCGCTGTACTGTTGAATTAACGATTGTAGCTTATCACGAGAATAGCCACGGCTTAGAATATCCGCCACCACTTCCGAAACAGCGGCGGTGGCTGGGCCGGATTCAGGCAGTGCCAAGTCGGGATCAATCAAACTCTCGGCAATTCGTTTGGCGTCACGCGATTGTATGGCATCGGCGCGCTCCTGCAAGCGCTGCTCAATCAAACCCTGGCGGTCATGCTGAATTTCATCCAGCATAATTTGCACAGCTGCAGCCTGACGCTCTCCCAGTTTTTCGCCACGCAAAGCCTTATCAACAGCGGTTTTTAACTGCTCAGTGGTGACCAGCTTCTTGCCGCTATCATCGGTCATGGCTTTGAACCACTCAGGGTTCACCGAGGGCGTGCGGCCAGTAATGCGGTCGTGCTCATCACGCACATACCCAACGTCGCCGCCTTTCACTAGCTCTCCGGCCATTTGCTCCAGTCGTGTGCGGTGCTCTTCGCGCAGCAGACGCGGATCTTTTAAGCCCTCTGGCAGCTTTTCATAGCGAGACTGGTCAATATGCTGGTCAATTAAACGTTGCACGCCAGCGGCCATTTGGTCACGCTTAGCAGTGTTTTGCGGGAGGTCTTGAGGCGAAAATTCTACGCCATTGTTGTATTCGGCTTGTTGCGGCTCCAGCTCCAGGCTCGGGCGCTCGGGAATATCGGGTCGCTCAAAGTTAATGGTGCCCTCGGGCGCCTCGGTAGGCTCGGGTTGTGCTGCCTGTTCAGGCTCTGGCGTATAGTTCGGTACCCTCGCCAAATCGCCCATAGGTACCAGTTCACGACGACCATCAACCTCAACCTCCGCAATGTCCTGGCCACCCATTGAGCCGGCGACACGAACGAATTCCGCTTCGCGCTGACCGTCGGGCGACTGCCAGAACACAGCCTCACCCGGGGCCGCATTGGCCATGTGGTTGTAGCCTTCAATCTCGGTTTTTCCTGGGGCAATCGGTTGTGCACCTTCATCAATGGAAAGCTCCGCACCCTGCTCTTGCTCCCACCAAGGGCGCTCTTGCGTCTCCTGACCGGCAGCCTCATCAGCAGCGGCTTCAAGATCGCTAATTTCCTGCTCAATATCAAAGTCATCTTCAAGCTCGGCTTCTACGTCCTCGGCGGTAACCGTTCTACGACCTCGCGCCTCTTGAATGCCATCGACAGCACCTTTTGCGGCACCAACCGTACCACCGCCAATGCCGCCCAGAATTGCGGCCTCTGCGCCTCGGGCGAACGCATCTCGCGCGGACAACTCCACATCGGTGCCGTAGTTCTCACCCAGGTACTCCAAAATACCTTCTTGGACAAATTCGGTACCGCCCTCAATGCCAAAATCCTTTACGCCCTCAGATGCGGCACGCTTCATCACATGGCGAATGGCTTTGTCCGAGGCTTCCTTGGCCGCCTCTTCGGAAATCTCACCGCCAGAAGCCGTTAAGCGCTTAGGCAAAATACGCTCAAGCACGGCCGATGCCGCAGCAAAAGGCGCTGCCTCTCGAAGCTCAACCGCAGTTGCTCGCTCAAGCCCTTTATTTTTCGCACGCTCATCGGCAATTTCACCCGAGCGCGCCATGATGTACGGGGCTATGCCGGCGCCAGATGCAGCGGCAACCATATCCGGCGTGGATACAGCCAGCGTATCCATACCGGCCGCCCAGCCCTCGGTAAGCGCACCAAGATAATCGCCACTGGATAGGCGTGACTTAGCGCGATCTAACGTGTAGCGACCTTGGTCATAACCAAAATCGGTCGCCTTTAGGTTTTCCGCAATACCATGGTGAATATCACCCACCTCTTTGCGTTCTGATTCGCTTAGGATTTTTTGCGGACGAATACTTGGGCGTGTCGGATTGCCGCCGACAATACCGGTGGGCGATGCCTCGGCGGCTGCGCCAATGGCGTCAACAAAACCACCGGCCAGGTCACCTACTCGCTCACCCGCACCGCGCAGACTGTTGCCGACACCAGACCAAAAACCTTCCTCTCTTTCAGGCTCGACCGGCGCAGGAATAGTGCGCTTATCAAATTCAGCGCGAATGCTGTCCAGCTGATCGGCTGGCGCACGCGGTTTAATTACGCGGTCAAAGTAGGCGCTACGGGTTTGCTCTTTCTGCTCGGGCGTCAGCGCCTGAAATTCGTCTTTTCCGGCAATGTCTGACCATTGAGGCACAGGGGTACGGTTATCGCTCATAGTCGATAAAGTCCTATTTGTAGATGGGGAATGGGGAGGGTGGCCCCGAAGGGCCGGATAGCTACTGGCGGGGCTTATTGCCCAGGGACGCCAAAGCCATCAAGAAAGCTGTTTGGATCAAACTCTTGCTGAGCACCGCCTTGCGCGGCCCCTTGCTGTTGAGCGGCGCCAGACAATCCGCCCTGCTCTTCCTGGCTCATTAGGTTGCGAATGCGCTTATACGAATCAACGGCTTCTTTCTCAAGCTGCTCAGTCGATAGCTCGTTACCTTCGGCATCCATGGCGCCAGTTTCGAGCTTCGCTTTCACATAATCCTTAACGTATTTAGTCGGATCACTTACCGACATTTTTGCTTTGTTCCAGGCGTCCTCAAAGCTCAACTCTTGACCGGCGTTGGCATACTCCTGCTGGAGCAGTTTAGCCAGCCGGTAATCGGCCGGCGCAGACGGGCCAGACTGTTTTTGATCCGCGCTGTCGTACTGTTTGTAGGTGCCATCTTTCTGCTGCTGAATCCAACCAAGGTCGGGGTGCTTTTGCAGCTCACCGGCATTACCGTCTTTCGGTTTCAGCAGGCCACGACTCTCTGCCAGAAATTCGTAATACTCTGGGCGCTGAGTCATTTCACGCGCCTTACCCACGGCCATTGCCGTATTCATTAGCTGCTCTAGCTGAATGGTAGAAACTTCGTCATCATCACGACTGGAGCGACCTTTGGTGAGCGGGCGTATCTCGCCATCACCATCAACATCAAGCCCCATCTGCAGACCTTTACCGTCAGCCGTGGGCACCAGAAGGCGCGGCCGCACCTTTTTCCCGTCAACATTTCCGGCAGCAAGGCTGGGCTCAAGCACCATAAGCGCCTCGGCGACCTCTGGCGTTTGGCTCAGGTCATAAATGCCTTTCTCGTTTTTTTGCAGCTTGATACGACCATCCATAACACCCTGAAAAGTATCCACTGCCTTGCCCACTTCCGGGCTTTGCAGGTACTCAACATTGGCCAGCGGGTAGCGCTGCATTAAATCCAGCTCTTCTTTAGAAAGTTTATCTTCTGCCAAGTATTTTGACTTTGTGAGGCTCGACAAAATAAGTGCTTCCTCGGCCTCTTTGGCCGCCTGCTGTTTTCGGTCTTGGCGCCAGGCATCCATTTTCTCATCGCGGTAGTCGTTCGCCGTCTGGCGATCCTGCTGTATTTGCTCGTGACGCTCTTCGTTGCGAATCTCTTGCGCATCGCGAAGAGTGCGCCCCTGTTGCTGATTGATCAGGCTGGACATTGCCTGCGCACCACGCAAAGCGCCATCAACGCCGGTCGCCAAACTCAAACCTCTAGTGTTACCCGCCATAGTTAAATCCTAACTTGAAAGCCAGCCCAGCAAGCCACCAGCAACCGCACCAATGGCAGTGCCCCAGCCAGGCATAATTTGTGTTCCCATCATTGCGCCAGAGGCTGCGCCAGTCATAGCCCCAGAGGTCTCTTGCTGCCGCTTGGCTTCTTTCAGGTTTTCGTTGGTTTGCTCGCGCTCTTCGTCGCGCTGCTGTGCGGCAGCCAAACCCTGCATGGAGCTGCGCTTCATGTTCTGGCCAGCCTGCATTAGCGAATAAGCCATTAGTAACCCCCTACTGGATTTGTAGCCGCTTCTTTAAGGCCGCCCGCCATGCCGCCAGCCATCATCAGCATGTCACGATCTTGCATGTGCAACCGGGTTTGATTGGCGGCGTTCACTTCCGCCAATGTGGATGCGCGCTGGCTGCGCCGGCTTTGAACGTCAGCCTCATCTTGGGCCAAGCTCAACCCCATGCGGCTTTGATTTCGTTTAAGCGCATCGCGCGAGGTGTCAAAAGATTCGCGCGTGGTTTCGCGTGCACGGTCAATGGCTTCCTGGTTGTCGGCATCCCCCATAACCAAGTCACGCAACTTCGCGTCGTATGGAGCGTAGTTATCCAAATAGCTTTGCCAGTCGGCGCGGTAAATACCCGCCATTCGATGGCTAGCTTCATGATCTGGGTTCACATCAGACCCCATAAAGTAATCTTGCAGGCCAGTGTGGTTCGAAATAGATCCCGCCTGCATTGCTTTCGTTATATCGTTGCTGCTGCCAAAAATTTTATCTGCTGCGAGAATGCTAAACATAAATCCTCCTTAACCCCGCGCCCAAGAGTCAGCGCCAAATTGCGCCGCAGCACCAGCAAGCGACCCAATAGCTTGATTTCTCGCAGCCTTCGAGTTGTGCGTAGCATACGCATCATCAGCCGCCTTGCTTGCGGACTGCTGAGCAAGCCCGCTTAACCCTTGCTGCGCCTGAGTTGCCTCACCATTGCCAATAGCCACTACGTTTGCAACGCCGGTGGCATGCTCATCAGACTGCGAATTAAGAGAGCGAGCAGACGTATCAGCAGCGCTAGTGGCCTCGGCATCGGCCAAGCTGGACATAGCCATTTTGGAGCGACCGGAATTAGGATTAACACCAGAGGCGTGCAGACTATTCATAACACCCTGCTTTGCTTCTCCAAACTTAGCCATGGTGCCGCTTCTCGCAGCCCCCTCAGCGAAGCCATAGGCACCGTCAGAATCCATTTCATCTACTTTCTTACGAAACTCGGCGTTAATGGGCTCGTAGTTTTCTTCGTAATACTCGAATCGCTCTTGTGCGACTTTTGCAGCCTCTTTCTCAAAAGGCGTTTCTTCCACCTCTTGGGCATCACCCTTGTAATAAACCTTCTGCGCACCAAACCGATTAAACAGAGAAACAGGCTTAAAATGCGCCCGCTCTTCCATCGGATCAGGCGTTAAAGTGTCATCAAACATAATGGTTTTTCCCAAACGGTAATTGGTGTGCCGCGCCATTCAGAAGCACATGATTGGTAGCCTCTTCGCTGGCAAATTCGAGTGAAGCCTTTTCGTGTTGTCCAGAACTGCAGGGCCGGAGAACCAGCAACTTGAGCAAGAAATTCAAGCTCCGAAAAATACGACTCCAGACCTATACGCCCGCAGTGATTTGAAGAAATGGCCACCCATGCCAAAGCGTGAGTAGCGCAAGGCTTGAGAACAGCGATTCCGTGCTCAGACTCAAAAAAAAAGGCCCTGCGATTAAGCAGAGCCTCTTTGATTCGATCAAACATATCTGGGTCATTAACGGTATGGCTTAGACGTTCCACCTCTTCGCGCCACCGTTCAAACCGGCAAGGGGCCAGTCGTTTTAAATTCACTACCACCTCGCACCGACTGTACTAATATACAGGATTAAAATAGCCTTATCTAGCTTTGGCGTCGCGCTTAATCCGGGCTCGCTTTTGCGATACCGCTGCAAACTTTTGCCCAAGGTCTATACCCTGCTCGGCCACACGCTCCAACGCCTCCCAAATGGCTTCCTGCATTTCGCCATCCGCCTCCAGCTTTTCATACGACTCCTTGCGCGACCGCTCTTTTACGGGGTCATGCTGAGGTAATTTCGGCATAGACTACCTCGGTAATATATGGGACGGATTTGATTTCAAACGGATAACGCCCCGGCTCAAGCGAGGACCATGACACATAGCCATCATTCACAACTATCTCGCCACCAGGGTATTTAACAGTTGCCCCCGTTGGTATCCCAGTAACAACCCAATCATCTCCCGCCACTACCGGGCCTGATACAGAAAGAGACATCAACGCTTTAGGAGTTGGAACGTCATTATCGATATAAAATCCATCAAGAAAATCATCCGCGATGGACTCCACATGAATAAAGCCAAGCCCAGGCTCAAGTCTGGCAATATCCTTACTGGAGAGAGGTGGTGCACAAACCTCTAAAATCTCACCGCTGTTGTTGCTGTAAATAACTGAACCTTTCATCGGTATGAAGCCTGAATAACCATTCGGGGAACCCTGAACCTATTATTGCCTGATACTGACCGGCACTGAATGCTGTATGTGGGGTCCGTTCCAGGCGTAGGATCAAAAACCGTTAACACCTGCGAGCCCGTGCTGTTGTCACCAAAGCTCGCCCCAATAGCCCCACCAATCAAAGACGTTCCATTTCTAACCACTCGAATCTCAGCCCAAGGATAATCATCAATAGAAGTGGTTTGGGTAACAGCCCAGATCAATACCCCAGACATACCGCCTTTGGTCTCCACCACAGACGAAGTAAGCAGGCTGTACCAACTTGAGCTACCCGTGGTGTAATCCGCTGAACTTCCTCGGTAGTATGGCGCGGTTATGGCATTGCCATTAACCATGAGCGTATCAACAATATTGACGGCATCGGCCTTAATCGTCGTAGCCTCAATATCGCCGCGGGCAAAAACATTGTGGAACCAAGCCTGCCCCGCCCGATCAATCAACCACCCGGCATTCCCCCCGGTACCACCCCAGTTTTCAGAGAAAATTTCATAAGCAATTTTCGCCGAGGTAATACTGGCGTCTTCGATATTTACAGTTATCCACTGGCCTTTATTGCCCACCAGCTTATCAACGTTAACCGTACTTATAACTGCATCAGTCACAACCAAGTTAGTGATGTACGCAGCGTCCATCATTACCCGCGAATTGCCGTTACCGTCGTAGTCTGTTTCCACTACGAAAGCAAGATTTTCCGCTCCTGGTGACGTAATAGCAAAAGTGTCCACCGAGAACAAAGCCATTGAGTGATTGGGGTCATTGGGGTCAAACTCTGGCTCTGTGAACCCTAAACCAAATCCGGCAATCTCACCGTTCTGGCCGATCTTAATGGTGTACTGATTGTTGGCGTGATCAGCCTTTACCTCTATTCCTTCAATATAATTGTTCAGGGAGTTGGTAAGCTGTGAGCTGCTAATACGCTTTTCCAGTTGCTCAAGAAGCGCTGAGGGATGATCAACCACCCTGCCATAAGCCCCGTTAATCGGACACTTTGGCCCATAGTTGGGCGGAACATCGGCAGAGACGTGCCGTCCCCAGTACCAATAATCTGTACCGTAAGCTGCGCTCATATCCCCAAATTGGCTACCAAACCGACCAACGGTACCGATTAAAACAGCGTTCGCAACATTATCATCAGTGCTACGCCACACCTCAGTAATTGGCCAGCCGTGCGACGGTTCCCAACTCACATGAATCCAGTCGTAACCACCACTTACCTGAAAGTTTTGCGGACACCCTGGCTGCCCCTCACCGTCACCAACTCCAGCACCTCCAGACGGGGGTGACAATCCACCCATGCCGCCGTTAGCCGCAGGGTTAAAGCTAGCCAAGCCAGATTCAGTCAGCTCATGAAGGCGAACAAAACGCTCATCTGGCGCACCTCGCTTAAAACCAGAACCTACGTCCGCTTGTTCTTTGAAATACTCTAAAACTCTCTTTAGGTTTGGATCAATGTTTTGCGGAATGGGGGGAGACTGGCGGGGATAATTTCGCGTCTTCCGGGTCATACAATTTCACTCATAGACGTAGCCAGTTGAATGCTGTTGACCTGGGCCTGCCCACTCAAAACAAACCTAAGCTCTCTATACTTAGACAGACAAGGCAACCTAAAAGGCTTACTATCATTTACAGTGTGAGCCTTCACCGAAACGCCATCCTGGTAAACTTGGCAAGTCACTACCCCTGCTGCACCCGCGTCAATTCTGGCACAAGTAAACGGCATCATTGGCGGCAGAACGAAAGTTTTGCTCGACCATTGATAGAAAAGGTCCGCCCCCTCTCCCCACTTAACAATATCGGTACCATCTAAACCATATACATCACCCGTTTCCGGGTCGGTCCAAGTAGCGGTAAGGTTGACGCCCGGAAAAACTATGAACCCCTCATCAGGGCGAAACGTAAAAGCGCTAATACCACTCCCATCATCATAAAATCCGAGATACCTGCCTTCCTTCCATCGGTGCCCTCGGATTGATTTAGGATTAAATTTTGACTGCCAAAACTCAGGTTTTATGTGGTCTTTGGAAATTATTCGGGCCTCCATTCCACCAACCGCAACAAGACCATCCGGGGAGGCATAAACGGCAAACTCGCCCATATCAACCATGCTGTTTTTACTGTCGCAAGGTATAACTGAATCGAGCTTATTCACGCTCATGTTTAAGGGGTCACTTCCCGAGATAAGATAAGGATTTCCTTTGGTGGCAATAATAACCCCGGCCGCAGTTACCGCCGCCCCTACAACTTCGTGGTCTATCGTGTAACGGTACTCAACAGGCCAGGCGTGAGGCTGATAAGGATGACAAAAAGCAATATTGTTGTCCCACCACCCCATAAGCACTCCATTTGGAATGGAGGTTAAACCTATCATGGCAAAGTGAGGCTCAATCCAGCCATCACTAGGAAGAGGTTCGCCTAGAGCGGCGCTTGCTACCGAATCAGTCCAGCTTAATTGAGATACACCAACCTCCCCAACAAATTGATACACGCCGTTTAATTCAGCCCGATAGATCCTTTTTGTTGTGATAACGGCAGGAGTTGGACCGGGCAACGGCAGCGTGAGGCTTACAGACCCACTGTCATATCGATCAACAATGTTAGAGGGCAAGCTGGGCGGTCCCTCTTCCCCTAAATCACTAACAAAAGTAACAACATACGCCGTTGATATTACTTGCTCCCCATCTTCGGCATTTTCCGTATCTGGCCCGGTTGCACCTACATTGCCAGGCACCGGCAACCCTAGTCCTCGAGAACCGGACGGATAAGGCCCCGATCCAGATTGGATCATGTCAGCGGTTGCGTATTTTGGAGAGCCATTTCCGGTCCAATAATGTCGATAATAGGGGTCGTCAGCAATAGGGCCACGCACCATGTCTACATCAGCATTCCACCACTCAAGCCAATAGCCGTCGCCTGAGTTACCTTCCCTGTTAAACCAATATATTGTTCCAACTCCAGGGGTATTAACACTTTCTCCTAACGAAATAGATCCTGAAGCTGGACGCAACGCTTGTGAAGAAAGGTCACAGTTTCGCGCCTCGACCGCCTGATTGTTTTGCAGTTCTTTTTTATCAATGCCGTAGTTAGCTGCCTGAAAGTTCCGTATCGTAATCGACGCCACAATTTAAGCCTCGCCCCACGAAATTAGCGCAAGATCATCCAAGAAGGTTTCACTTTCCGCGTCCAGAGCTTCTACGTCACTTTCAAGACGCTGGCGCTTTCCAATAATTGCACCGTACATTCCTTCATAGACATTTACTTTCGCCAAAATCAGATCGGCCATTTCTTCCCTAGTCACCCCCCGCTCAAGTGCAGCAGCATCCAACATCGCCGTATCTGTTTCTCCGGCTTTACAAGCTCTTGCTTGCTGCTCTTGCTTATACCACCCCTTAACCTCACGCTCCGGGTAGCCTGCGTCGAGCTGAGCCAACAAATCTTCTGCCTTATTGTTTATCTCTTCGAGCTTCCATGCTTTCGCTTTTTCATTGCTGGGCATGTTAACTTCCCAGCTCTGCCGCCACTCTCCGTTAACATATTCAGGCTCACCTAATGTTGCTGTAGCTAAAGGGTGTGGCAAAGTAGGCGGGTCAGCTTCACGCACAATTGCAAAGCCATAACGCTTAAACATCGACGGAATGGGCTTAGAAAAACTCAACGGAACTGACTTGTTAGGATGGGCCATTTTAATCGCAGCTAAGATTTCAGCCTTTGTCACTAACTGTCCGTTTTCGGCGTTGCAGAAATTCACTGCTTTACCCTCCTAAATTTTATATAACCTGAATATCCATCCTCTGCAGGCCCTGTACTTGAGCGGTACCCTTTACCGCCTTTACCACGAACAGATGAGCTAGTGGTTTCGTCAGGCCTGCAATAAGAAGGAATACCTGAAACTGTGCCAACAGAATCCGGGACGCTACTGCCAGAAGGGGCAGGCCCACTCTCACTTGGGACACCTGCATCACCTCCGCTAGCTAAAGGCAGGTTAGGAGTGGGTCGAGTATTCCCACCATCTTCCCCTACATCACCTCCGGGGCCGAGGTAGAGGTTGTCAATAAACTCTTGTTTACTCATAAGGTAGTCTAGCTGCCCACTCTCGGTGTCACCTCTATCTCCGGCTCTTTGTTCCCACGTATAGGAGAACACTTGTCTTGCCCCTCCCCCTCCAGCACCTCTATAGGTGAATTCGTAAAGTCCAGGCGGTAACTCATCCAACTCCGCGTTAGAACTAATCATTAACACTTCGTCTTCAAGCAATCCTAATTGCGGAAATAATTGTGGAGCTATCATGGCCTGTATACTCCTACAACAGAAACAACAACTGTCATACTACCTGGCCACGCTTTTAACTGGAGTACATCACATTCATTATTTTCAGAGCCGAGTGCTGGCATGCTTCCCGCAGACCACTCTACTGTCCAACCAGAAGGGACAGTAAATACAGGATAAGCAGATGCTCTACTTGAATTTGCTAGTAAATTTCTCCACTCAATAAACCCTATAAATCCCGCAGAAGAGGCAGGATTAGGTAAATTTTGCAGATTGAAAACAACCTCATGCTCAAGGGCATACGATGGAGTCGTACCTTGAATCAATTGACCTTCTGTCGTGTACCCCATCCAATAATTATGAGAAGAGCAATCGAAATTAAATGTGTATCTTTTATGTGGGCCGGGAGATGTTGAAGGGGCAACATCCACCCAATTACCAGACGGGATAGAGCCGGTACCGTTACGGATACCGGTATCAACCACGGGATACGTTGACCCTCCACCGCCGACTTCTGACAAAGCCTCAGCTAACCGAGCGTTGTCTACCATTCTATTGGAGGTGCTATCTGTGGGGCCGCTCACAGCGGTTCTTGTTGCCACGCTTCCAAGCCCCAAATTTGTTCTCGCACCGCTTGCATTACTAGAGCCGGTACCACCATTCGCAACTGCAAGGTCAGTTCCAGACCAATCAGAATTACTAACGGTAGACTTTGAAGCTAGCGCCCCAAGCGTAGGCCTTCCAGAAAGGTCAGCGTAACTGCCAGATGTCGCCACGGCAGAGAGATCCCCAGGCTGTACAGCTGTGTCGGCCTTATTCCCTTGAGATGCCGTCGCAAAGCTCGATGAACTAGCCGTAGCCGCACTGCCTAACCCCAAATTAGATCGCGCATCTGCTGCGTTACTAGCGCCTGTCCCACCATTGCCGATAGCTAAATCAGTGCCCGACCAGTCAGAATTGTTGACGGACGATTTTTCGGCGAGCGAACCGAGAGAAGGCTTGCCGGATAGGTCGCTGTAGTCACCAGAAAATGCAACTTGAGACAGCTCTGATTTGTCTACGGCGTCACTCCAGGTTGACCATGACCCGCTTTGACGGAAGGCCTCATGAGTCTTGCCTGTATCCAGGTCAACGACGCGCCAGTAAGAACGTGCAGCGCCCTCTTGAGAATAAAAACCTAGACCATTAGATACGCCTGCCGGAAGGTTGCTTGGCACGCTGGCAGACACCCAATCACATATCAGGTTGGCAACTCCCGATATTGGCAAATCAAAAAGATCATAAGAGCTTGTAAGGCGAAGTGTTTTACCCCACCCCATCCAGCCGCCAGTCGTCAAAATTTTTCCGACTGTGGTGTCTATTTGGTCTGTTACTTTGTCAGTGTGCTTAACGAACTCGGAAGGCAACGGCCCTTCCGCCAATAAGTCTCCACTAGCGTTGCCAAAAACAGCGAGCGCCCCAACAGCTGATGTTGCTGGGCCGTTTACATCGCCGGAACCTGTGCCTGCTGGCCCTTGCGGCCCCTCTGGCCCTTCTGGGCCAACCAAAGACACTGGCGTGCCCCACGTTCCCGCAGTCTTTGGACCGTAAAGCTCTGAGGATTGATTATCGATATAGTAATCATCGTTATCACCGAGAGAGTCGCTAGGTGCGCCGTCGCCGTTGTGAATATTGTTGACGCTGGCTGCCGCCGCTTCTGCCGCATTTTTTGCAGCGACTGCACCGGTTTCGGCATTTTCCGCGCGATCAGCATGGCCTTCCGCCTGCGCGGTGTGATCTGCTGCAATATCAGCGCTATTTTGCGCATTAGTGGCGTAGCCTTGAGCATTGCTTTCGTGCCCAGCAGCCTCAATTGCACTTGCTGCGGCTTTTCCGGCTTCAATTTCCGCTGCTTGGTATTCAGCTCTTGCCGAATTGTAATAGCCCAGCGCTCCTGACTCATGGTTAGCGGCTGCGTCCTCACTCGCCGCCGCATTTAGCTCAGACTGTCGAGCTGAGTTGTAACTACCTTCGGCTTGACTCGCTGCTAATTGAGCATCATTTTTGGCGGCAACTGCCGTATTTTCACTTGCCGTAGCGTTGGCCTCTGAGGAAGCGGCTGCGGCTGCGGAAGCCTGCGCATCTAATTTGCTCTGTTCGGCAGATTGCTCAGAAGATGAAGCCAGCGATGCACTCAATTCGGCATTGCTGGCGCTCTCTTGAGCCTGACCCTTAAAGAATTCTGCTAAATCTTTTGCGGATTCAGAATCATCCTTCGCGCTTTCAGCGTCAGCCGCTGAGATAGCAGCTTGAGACGCACTGTTTGCAGCTGCCGCCCTATCCGCTGCAACTTGATCGGCTAGCGCCTGCGTTGGATCAATAGCAACCAAGCCAGCCGCGATAAGTTCAGCTAAGTTTGCATCTGAGTCGTAAACCCGAAAAATCTCACGGCGATGAATTGAGTAACCGTCTGGATGATAGCTCGACACCTCATAATAAGTGTCTGAATAATCTTGCCTGTTTTCCCATAATTTAAAGATGGTCTGCCCATTTTCATTTGTGTACTGCTCCACCTTATTAGGAGCAACTGCCCCATTAGGACCATTGCCAAGGCCGCGAAGCTTTATCTCCACCCGAGCATTTTCAACCAGATCACCATTCACATCATTTATCGTTACAGTGACATTGCGTGTTTGAATGGCCATTAGTAAAACTTCCTCGCCTTGCGAACAGGTTTATCGGGCGCCCCTGAAAACCCGCGTGATTTTTGTCGGCGCGCGCGCCGTGCTTCTCGCTTGAACGTTGATTCGTTGAATTGCGACTGGCCCAGGTCTGTCCATTCTTTGCCGGGTATTCTTTGCAGGCGAGCCAGAGCCCCGGCCGTAAGAGCGTCAACCCAGGCATCAAGTAACGACTGAGACACCTTGATAGCTCGTGACGGGCCGATAATGCCGGGTTCGAGCGCTGCAATAATGGATAGGTCGTAACCAATCAATGGAATGTGCGGATGAACCTCAAACGTAAAATCGCTGTACTGCCAAAAGCGATACTGGACATTTGGGTCTGAGCTTCGCTGCAGCTCGATAACATCATCACCCTTGGTGGCAATGATCTGATGGATAGTTATCGCGCGCTGATACTGCGATACAGGAACGTCATAAGTATTGGACGCCTGCACCACGCGAACAGGGCCAATATCTTCAAGCCAGAAATGAGACTCCCTGCAAAAATCAACCAGCGCGCGCTTAACGTGGTAGTCCACCAGGTCAAACGGAATGCCTTGCACAGACAAGTTGACGTTGTTAATAATCTCGTCAACGTTCGATGTAAGGCGGTGAGTTTCAACGGCCATACAGATTCACCTTAGAGCCTAAAGCCTGGATCTTTGATGGAAGTCAAGGCTTCGCCCTGCGCCTTAATCCCCATCATTGAGTTGAAGTTATTTAGGTGAGCCTGAGAGCGGCTTACATTCACCGAGCCCTCAACGTCCTGACCAAACAACCGATACAAAGCCCACTCAATAATCATGGGTTCGTATGTGTCGTTGACACTGGTTTGAGTTGATCCGGACACAGCCCCATAGGACTTAGGGACGCCGCTGTAACTAATCTGAACCTTGGTGCCGGCCGCTACAGGTGGGTTGGTGTAAAACAAAAGAGGTTCGCGCTCATCAAACATAAACTCGCGCACCTCTCCTGCCGGTGACGCAGCGCGCCAGTCCGGAGATATGCCGTCCAAGTCGCCAACACTAACGCGGCGAATTGAGCGGCCAGGACTGCCACCAGATGAAACGTTGTATTTCACAGACAATAATCGATGAGGGCTGGGGTCATTTAAAGAGCTGATGTCTTGCTCGATCCCGGCACTGCAATCAAACGTCTCGTTAACACTGAAAGCATCCGGCCGAAAATTGACAATGACGCACTCTGCCTCGTGTATTGCTTTGTGAATGTACGCCTCTGGCCAATTGTCCTGACCCGCATCACGCAGCGCAGCAACAATGGTGTTCGTAATGCCTTGTACTGACGCCACAGGTCACCCCCTTATTGCATGGAAGCCCAAACGGACTTAACTTGCCCAGGCGAAATAGATTCATCACTGGCCGCAGCGCGAATGGCACCAATGCGAGGATTGCCCTTTTCGCTGAAATGCTCGAGATTTTCCTGATCCAACGACAGAATGGCGTTTTTGATTGCAGCGGCTTGAGGATCTTCGCTTTTGTCCTGACCATCGGTATCAGTGTCGTTGTCGGCGTTATCGGCATCAATATCGGTATCTTCGTCGCCACCTTCTTCTTGCTCGTCAAGCTCGCCGCCTTCGTCGAAATCACTATCCGATGCAGGAAGAGAAAAACCTTGACCAGTAGGCGTTTTAACTGGCTGCTCAAGTTCGTCCGGGTACTGCTCTTTAAATGCTTTCTCGCTCACCCAAACGTCAGGGTGGCGCAGAAGTCGAGTACCAACACCGTGCGACACTTCTTGAATATCGCCGTAGCCAGACCACAAAGTGGCAGTGCCACAAACAGTATCTCGCTTAACCGCTTTACGTCCGATATAAGCAACATTCATGGTTTTAAATTGATTAACGTCCATAATTCATCACCTTATGGGTATAAAAAAGGCCCGCCGAAGCGAGCCAAGCTGGGGAGCTACCATGAAGGTAGAGGGTTACAGGGTGCCGTTATCCACATACTCAACCACGGCATCAATACGGCCAGTGGCAGCAGCGCCGCCGACCGTTGCAGTGATGATTACCGGTGCAGAGAATTGGATAGGCGCCACAGTGGTTTCTCGACGGCCAGCAGATGCCGAGGATGCCGAAGCCAAAAGGCCTGCGGCAGCATCGGTACCGCCCCCATTAGGGAAGCGATAGCCAAGGGTTAAGGTCGTTGATGCACCAAGGCCCGCATGAATCAAACGCGCATCCATCAAACGAGCACCTGGCGGCAGCTCAATCAAATCAACTACGGTGCCAATGGCAGCAGAAGCCAGATCCGCGCCGCTGTCGTGCACGGCCAGATTGCCGTAGGGCAAAGACATTACATCTTTCTTTAAACGATCACCGTTCATAGTGGTGTTCCTCGTATTTCAAAAAGGGTTTGGCAGGGCCGAAGCCCTACCGTTAAGAGCGACGGATTAACCGGAAACGGCGCAGTCCAACGCGATTACGCCATGGTCATTCAGACGACCATCGGAACCGCGGAACTGAGTTTTTGCCTTACCGTTGATCCAGGCGATTGAGTGCTCCTGAGCGTTGCCGTGGTCCACAGTCTCAGTGTGCATTGAGAAGTGGTAGCCGCCGCTCTCTTTGGTGCCGTGACGACCGTAAGCGGTAATCAAAGCCTGGGCGCCCAACAACAGGCCGCGCTCGATCTTCACGCCAGCGGTATCGCTGGTTTGAGTCGCGTCATTGTTGTTTTGAGACACCGCCACAGTTGAACCAGCGTTAAAGGTGATGGGGCGAGACATTTTGCGAACCAAAATGTTTTTCCACATCGCGCAATCGCCACGGAAGATTGGATGCTTGAACTCGCTACCGCGTTTGATTGCCGCAGCTTGAAGCTCACGCAAAACCTTACCGTCGTCGCTGGTGGTGAAGTCGTGCCACATGCGTGGTGAAACCAGCAGCACATAGAACGGGTCTTCCTCTGCACCAGGATCGTTCTCGTACTTAATGGGCTGCAGCGGGTACGCCATTTCGTCGGTAAGCAAACGCAGCTTGTCGACTTCCTTCATGCTGAAAATATCAGCCGAGTCAATGTCACCAAAGCTGGTTGCGTCACCGCCGATCACATGACGGTCATACGTCGGCGCGCGCAGTGGGTTTACCAGGATTTCAGCAAACTCAGGATCGCTCGCCAGCGGCACATTCCAGTCAGCACTTACATCGTCACCACGAGCACCGGCCAGATGAACCATGGTCAACTGATCGTCCAGGCGCGACCACCAAGGGCCGATCATGGTCTTAGCAATGGATTTAAGGTTCTGCTTGGTGCGCTGCTGGGTCATTTTGCCGCCCGAGCCGACAGCCTTACGACCTTGGTTAATCTTCAAAGAGAACTGGCTAGAAGTCAGACCTTCAACGCGACCAGCCAATGGACGGTCACCCATAACAGGCTTACCGCTCAATTGGTGGTACAGGTCAACGGTGATTTCGTCGCCTTTCTCTTTTGTCAGGTCAGTAGCACGAACAATCGGCGTACCGGCACTGGTTTGCTTACGCGGATCGACCTTAGACTTTTTGATGGTCTTAGGTGCGTCACCGGTCAGCAGGTTGGTCATTGAATTACGACGGATTGCCTCAGCAAACAACGCCGCGTTAAAAAGGCGGTTACCCGCGGGTGAACCAGTAGGGATTGAAGTCTGTCCCATGATTTACTCTCCTGAGCGAATAAAAAACGTCTCAGGCAAGTCGCGGTTACTGAAAGCCGCCCAGCTCTTCGATGGCTTGGCTGTATGCTTCTTCCGAGATTTTCCCGTCTACCAGCATTTCAACCAGCTCATCCTCCGACTTTTCAGACAGAGACTCAGCTAGGGATTTTTCAGTCGAGGGCGACTTGCCCATTTGGGAAAGCGACGTAGGGGGCGCGGTGTCGGCAGCGGCTACCTTTTCGGCGGCGCGTTCTGCAGCACTGCGCGTGTCGCGTTGTTTGTTTTCGGTGGGAGAGTCGCCAAAGGCGGCCTTGGTGCGCTTTGCCACTTCGGCAAAAACTTCATCAACCGTGGCGTCTTTGAACTTCGGGTCTTGTCGTACCTGGGAGTCGATAATGACGGCCATATCCCAGCGATCCGGGTCTTTGCCGTCTATCCATTGAGCAAGGTCAGGGTTATTTAGAGCGGCCTGGCGTTCCGGCGACACATTTTGTTGTGGCTGCGGAATAGACTGCTCCATACTCTGCATTTTTTTGTACATAGCCATGGTGACCTTGGCCATTTGAGCGACAGACGGGTCAATGTCGGCCAGCTCTTCCAGCTGTTGGTCAGTCAGGGTTTCGCCGTACTGAAGCGCTGATATGTCAATGCCATGCTTTTCCAGCTCTTTCGATGCGTTCTGACTTTTCGCCTCAGCGGCGTCCAGCTTTTCCTGCATCTCCTGTAGCTGTTCTTTCTGGCGGGCTATCTCGCTTTTGTAGGCTATTGCCTCTTCGCGCTTAGCCTTTAACACCTGATAAGGAATTTTCCCCTTACCGTCAGCGGTGGCTACATACTGTTCGGGTTCGTCATCCTGCTCGTTTTCATCGCCATCCTCGGCGGCCGCTTGCTCATCATCTTCGGGTTCTGGATCTTCCTTCTGCTCCTGGCCGGACGGATCGCCATTTTCGTTATCGTCCTGTTCGGTTTCGTCGTCTTCTTCACGCTCAGGTTGTTGTCGGTCGTTTAGAAACGCCTCCAAACTTTCCTGATCGTCAATATCAACGCCTGCAGCCTCCAGTTCCTCAATAGACATATTTTCCAGGTCTTCTAAGCTCATACTCTCTCACTCCAGTTGTCGCATGGATGCGTAGTGGTGCCGGTCACGACTCGGCGGGTATCGTGGAAATCGGGCACAAAAAAACCCGCACTTGGCGGGTTTCTCGTGGGCATAAAAAAGCCCGCTCAGTGGCGGGCTCTATGCAACTTGTTCGGTTGGCGTGTTACTTGGTGGTGTGCGCTTTTGCTCATACGCCACCTCGGCGGTAATCATTCCCATCAGTTCGTTGCGCTTTTTCGCAATGTCAGTGGCAATATCTTTCACCTCGGCGAAGAGCTTTTTGGTTTCAGCTTCGGCCTTCTTACGCTCAGCGGGAGTCATTATCTCCATCTGCTCGCTCTTAGCGTTGCGCTCACGCACCTCGGCCTCAGTTTTCGCGGCTTCTAATTGCTTAGATTTAAGATCCAGATCTTCAAGCATCTGCTGCACTTGCTGCTTACGCTGCATTTGCGCCTGCTCTTCCTCGGTCATGTCCTCGGGGTTTACACCCATGCCGGAAATCTGGCGAATGCGCTTGAGCACTTCATCGCGGTTGGGAATGTCAGAGAGCTCTACGATCATATCCACCAGGGCAACGGCATATTGCTCGGGCAACTGCGCGGCCATATCCATAAGCGACTTGGCCATCTGCTGGCGATAACCGGGCGTGCTCTGCACATCGGATAAAACAACGCGGGTTTTGGTGCGCGTAACGTCGTTATTGACGCGGTTAAAACCATCGTCGTCGCGGTAACGTTGGTTTAGAACAATCGTTTTCGTGCGCTGAGGCTTATTGACGTTGGTGCGCACCTCGGTTTGCGCCTTGCCAATGTCCTCGACGATCAGTGACAGCAGGCGCTCATGCACTTCTTTGCGTGCAAAGCGGTAATTGTCGTTAATCTCGGCGAGTGTTGTAGTGCCCTGCTCTACCAGCGAGTCAATAGCCACACCGGAATCAGCGCCACCCTCTTGCCCCAGGAACGCGGAATAAACACCGGCAACGTCTTGCACCAATCTCATGCTGTCCTGCATGACAGTGAATTGCTGGCTGGCCACGCCCATATCAGTCAGAATATCGAAAGGCTTAGCGCTTTTGTTGTGACGGTATGGGTTAATATTGATAACACCATCACCGGACAGCACCATTTCCTGCAGTTGTTCATCGCTAATATCATCTATCGCGTCGTCGTCTTTAACGATCAGCTTAGCGTTGAGCAACCAGGTCAACTTAGAACGGCGTTTATTAACCTCGTCCTGGGCGGGCATCATCGAGCGGATCATGCCGTAAGGAATGTTGGTGCGGTCTTCGCGGTAACCCCAGAAAGGAACATAAGGGAATTTGTTGTGCGTGTACGGGCTCGCAATATCCAACAAGCGGTGAGGCCCAACGAAGAACGCGAGGCGCATCACATCGAACTTACGGCGCTGTACCGTCGCTTTATTGTGATTCACCAGGGCAACATGCGCTTTATTATTCATATCGAACACTTCAACGCGGTCACCGTAAAAGATTACAGGCTTAGTCACCGGCACCCGGTACCATAACTCTGACACCACAGCGCGCTTGCGCTCAGGATCCCAGTAGCTCGACTCTTCAATATCGGAACTGGTGTGAAGCTGATAAGCAGACAATAAATCTTCGCTCAGCTCGCCTTCTTCGTCCTCATTGAAGTTGCTGAAACCCTCAAAACCGCAGGAGACCGACTCGATCAGGTCTTTGTGTTGCGGGAAGGCTTCTTGAATCTCGTCAACGTCAAGCCAGCGCTTACGCATCAACCAACGGCAATCGCTTAAATCATTGCGCTGCGAGTGCCAGTCCCACCAGATTTCACGACGGTGAATGTAGTGAACGTCGTACTTTGGGCCAAATGGATCGCTGTTGCGCGCCACCTCAACCCATCCAAGGCCCGCTTTAATTTCGGCAGCATAGGCATCCGCACATGCACGGTCTGTATCCGTCATGCGCGTTGCTTCGTTCAGCTTCTCGTTAAGCGCCTCGGCAACCTCAATCCCGCTATCATCATCGGCCAGCACCTGGGCGTCAGTGCGAGTGCGCGCCTCCATGCCCAATACGCCGTTAATGGTCGGCTTGATCAGGTTATGGATAATAACCGGCTGGCCACGACCTTCCATTTCCGCTATTTCATCGGGCGTAAACTGCTTATCGTCGTAGTAATCTGCCGCACGGTCAGACTCAGGCCGCCACTTCGGCTGCAGATCAATGTCGCCGACGATCTGAGTCAGGCGATCCAGGCTGATCTTTGAGCCTTTTGTGTGGTCTTCCAGATAATTCATCAGCGAGTTTTCCAGTTGCGGGAGCGGGTAACGCCGCGCCCTTGCGAACGCTTAATTGGTTTTGTGCGAGCCATGTCTATTCCGGTCATAACCAAGTACCGGGTGGCATCCATGATGTGGTCGTTCTCTTTGACGATTTTTCCTTTCTCGTCACGGCGATAGATGCGGTATTCACTCAGCCAGTTTTGAAGCGTCTTAAATACCTTGAGCTGTCCGGTAGAGAGCATTTCAAAAACTTTGTGAATGCCCGCCTCAACCGCGTTGTCTGCCTTTTCCAGCTTGAGGCCAAGCAAGGTGTACAACTCATACAGCTGCTCACCGTCCTTTTGGCTTCGGCCACGGGCAGCCGGATCAATGGCACCAGGTATCCAATCGCCTCGCGTGTGTATTGCGCTGGCGTGAACACTTGGCTCTGCTTGACCTCGGTAATGTTCGGAATAAAGGTAAGTAACGCCGGTTTCAGGGTCTGTCGCACCCCATACCGACGCTGTTTTCTTCCAGCCCACGTCCATGCCGTAGGATTTTTTGAAGTGCGCCGGGATCATGAACGGATCAACGATGATTTCCGTTTCAGGCACAGGGTAGATAGCACCCGATCCCAGGCTTGGAATGCCTTTAGAGCGCGAGTCACGCAAGTGCGGCTCACACTCAGCCAGCATCCGCGTTTTTTCATTGCTCGACAGGTGGGGCACATCGTCCCAGCCCGCCATAATCATCGCGCGCTCGCCGTTTATCTGCACACGAGCGTCAGTGTTTAACCCGCCCTCACCGAGATAGCCCTGAACAATCTCGGTTAAGCCATGCAGTGGCGTGAAGGTTTCAATCAGCAATCCGGCCGTTGTCATCAAACGAATGATGCACTCAGCACGGATGCCGGGGTTTGACTCTTCATCGAGCCAAATTAGATGCTTCTCTGTACCCTGGAAGGATTTGCGGCCCTGCTCATACGACTTAAAACCGAGGCGGCTTAGTTTGCCGCTTACATGCTCAACCAGCACATAATCGACCGCGCCATTACCGCCCTGCCGGTATTTAATATCGCGAATGTACTTGCCGGGAATCAGGCCGGTACCGGGCGCTTCCTTCGGCCCAATCATCTTGCCCTGAATAATGTCCCGCACCGTCTCATTGGTATCACCTGCAGCCCAGGCGTCAATGTGATGATCGAAGCGGTGGCCTTCCCACCAATCAGGGTAACGGCCAGTCAGATGCAGCGTGGTTTCGTAACCACCGCCGCCCTCGGTCTTACCAACCCGGTTCGCCGCCATAAAACAGCGCGTCGGGTAGGTCTTGCCAAGTTTGAAGAACTGCAGGTGCTGCTTATAAAGCTCGCGCCTTAACGGCCCTTCATCCTGAAAGTATGTTGCTAACTTATTTTGTTCTTGCCGCCGTTCCCGTTCTTTCAGCAGCTTGTAGAGTTCGAGCTTGTCAGCTCGGCTTTGCGCCGGTGCGCTCAGCGATTTCACGGTCAAGATCTTCGTCGCTTAAATCTTCGTACTCGTGCGTATGCTTGTTATCGGTCTTAATCGCTGCCAAGTCGCCGTCCATTTTGTTCAGCTCAGCAATGGCACCGATAGCGCCGCGAGAATCAAACACGTAACCAACCAGCTCTTTTTCTTCACCGTGGCCAACATACTTCGGCTCAACCTCTGTCATACAGCGCTGAGTAATGTCCCAAAGCGCACGACGTTTTTGGTCCAGCGTGCCCACAAGCTCGTCCTGAGCCTCAATTGAAGCAATTTTGACGGCCAAATCAGCGTATTGCTGTATATCCGGATTTATCCGAATTAGGTCATTGCCACACTTGTAAGGGTCTTTACCTTTTCCGCCTGACGCCTTGTAAGCTGCAGCTTGTGTTTGACCATCAGCTAAAGCTTGAGCCATCTTCAAATGAGACGGCTTTTTCATGTTTTCAGCCAGATACTCCAACTGCTGCTTTAACAGGTCGAGTGCCGATACTTCTTCACTCATCGGTAATGCACCCCTTGATTATGTCTGCCAGCCGTTTTTCGTAGTTTTTGCGTTGCTCCAGCTCGATCATGTAAGCGTCGGCAACCACTGGCAGAGTGGATTGATCTTCTAGTGTTGCGGTTTCCCAAGCTGGCACTTCCGGCCAACCGTCTACGCAAGGCGTGTGCACGGGCACTTTCACCTCGCGGTATTCGATAACGGGATTACTCCCACACCCGGACAGCGCCAGCAGCAGGCTAAGAGTTGCGGTCTTTTGCATGCCGGATCAGCTTTTGTCTTACCTGCTCGGGAGTTTCGGCAACGTCCTTCCTGATAGCTTCGATTGCCTCCAGGTGACGCGCCTCGCGAATTTCAGCGTCTTTGCGCAGCTGATCGCGCTTTTCTTCCAGTGCGGCGATAGTGTCTTCGTGAGATTCGATGGCAACGGTTAGGCTCTCTATCTGCGCCTGGGCACTTGCCGCATTGATCGACGCTACGAGAGCCTTAGATTTTTCGGCATCCAACCGAGTTTCTAATTGGCCTATCTCTATGTGCTGATACACACCCACGGACGCAAGGGCCACGACAACAGCCGCCAAAACATAGATAACACCCGCTTGAACGGCGCTACTCAGTTTCAGCATGCTTACGCGCCCCTTGCAGGCACAATTGCAATTCCGCCTCACGGCGACGAACCAGCCCCCCCAAAGGGCGACCGCCACCGTATATCCAGCGAGGCAATTCATGGCAAGCGCCGATGTAATCACCGGCATTGAGTTTTTTCAGTAGCGTAGAGCTGGCCAAGTTGCCCGCGCCCACGTTGTACACAAAGCTGATAAGCGCGGCCCGCATTTCGTCGTTAAGCGGAACCTTTACAAGCCGCATAAGCTGAGAATCGTGCTCTATTACGTCCTCATGCAGCAGCTTTTCGCATTCTACGTCGCTATAAACACGTTCGGGCGCTACTTCCGGCCCAGTATGGCCGTAGCAGCTTGTGTAAATGCCCACCGGGTCCACGTAGGTTTCGTTAACCTTGCTCTCGTGCGGCTTTATCAGAAATGACATAGCCAGCAGACCGGCAAGCGACAGGCCAGCAACACCGCCCGCTTTAGCGCTCACTTTCACACTCCGTCACGGCCGGGTACTGGCCAGTCTGAAACTCGATTATTTGGCGCTTGTGCTCAATGTCGCGCTTATTCCGTTGATGCTGGTAGTACCAGCTCACCAGAAAGCCTGCGACCGCTACAACAGCACCGATAACGCCGCACCACTCGACTACATCAAGCCCCAGCCCGGTTAAAGCCTGTGAGCGAGAAGCAACTGCACTCACACCCGACGCACTCGCACCTACGGCCACAACCTTATTGCTGGCACCAATGATTAGCTGCTCTGCGTGTTGTGATATGTGATTACTCAAACTCATTCAGACCTCATAAAAAAACCCCATTCGGAGACCGAACAGGGCTGGAATTCAGGGCCCGCTGAGCTTACACGGGCAGCATTAAAGCTCTACAGTATTGGTGGCCGAACACACCGGCTGGCCAGGCCGTCGCACCGTCTCCGGCTGTGTTTGAATTTCGGCGGCCGGATTCGAACCGGCAGCAGGTGACTAACCTACCTGCCCACGCCACCGAAAAATTGTACCGTCGGCCGCGATTGCGCAACCCTTTACGGCATTGGACAAGACCCGGCCGCCAGGGAACCTTCGTAATTGAAAGAAACAACCAGGCCTTGTCCGATACCCATAAAAAAAGGCCACCGGGGGGAAGTCCAGTGGCCTTTCGTTTTGGTAGCGGGGAAAACCCCAACTTAGTGAATTCTAGGATTAAAAATTTTGAGTTTCAACCATTATTTGTATTTTTATACAGGCTGTATCGAAATACAGAAAAAGAGGGTTTTAGCAATCTACTCAAATAATTCAGGCATACCCATGAACTTCATTAAATTAGCTTTACAAAGAGTCCCTTGCGTAGTGAAGTCATCACTATAAAAAAAGGGGTCGAACTCCACGAAGCACATAGCGAAAGCTATTGTAGAAAATGAATCAACTGCATCTTCCCTCATTTCTTCGAAAAGAACCTTTTGAAAGTTGCCCTTGAAACCCTCCCCCTCCGGAAAAGGGCCTATCCTTCGCACCTGCCAGGACGTGCTATAACGGGCTATTCTTTTAAAAGCGGCCTCTAGGCCTTCCAAGGCCTGACTGCAAGTTTCATCACCATCAGACGATCTTATTTCATCAACCCGTAAAAGAGCGTCATTTAGCTCTGCCACACTGGAGCATACCTCCGAAACATAGGATGAGCTTATTGTTAATCCGCCTCTCTTGGCATGTGGGTAGAAGCACTTGTATGCGCGCCCAAAACTATACTCCACTCCTTGGAGTTGATCACTATCTGAGCGCGAATCAAGATACTCGCGCAACTCTTTTAAGTGGGTAAAATAATTAGTAAAATTGTTTTGATCCGCCATTTGTTTAGAGCGATGATGAGTAGCCATTAACCCAAGAATCGCAGCGAAAACAGCCAATACTCCTAAAGGAACCTTCATTACATCAAGAAATATGTAATTCAGGCAGCTAGGATTCCAACAAAACTTCAAGTTAGAAACTGGCTCTAAATACCCCATAAAGGCCGACACGAACAAAGCTAGACCAGATCCACCGACCCACCATACGATAGGCAAATCAAAAAAACCCTTCCCTGGATCAAACACCACCTTATTCATACTTATCACCGTTCTCGGAGCCAGGAACTCCATAATTTTTATTATAGTTCAACCCTAGCATGCATAGAGTGGTGTGATACTTCCTCTTGAGAGGTCTTATATCAACTACCTCTGCGTGTGGATCAAAAGCAAATACAACATCAACAAACTCTAGGATATACGTTATATTCAGCACCTTTGTCACGCGATCATCTGTGTCATTAAAGAAATCCTCTAAGCATGAGTCTCCAGCATTGACCGTACCCAAAAAACTTCCAAGAAGCCTAAGCCCCATCCCTCCAGCGTGCATTTCCATGTCAGACAGTTTTATTTCTATCTTTTGGCAAATAATATCCCACTGCTTTCTGCGTTCTCTGCTTGTCATCCTTCTCGCCTCGTAAATAAGATCACAAAGCAGGTACACATCTCGAATAAAGTTATGCAGATGGACACCGGAAAGCAAAGGGGCCTGGGAATTAGATTTGGGGTAGAAATATCGATAAGCCTGATCCACATCAACACTTACCTTTTTTAAAGATTTCTGCTTTTCCTGGGCGTACTCCCGGAACTCCTTAAGGTGATCAAGGTAGTTTCTAAGCGCATTTTGCGAGCCCTGTAGCTCAATAGCTGCTGCCGATTGCACTGAGCGATGATTTACTGCAATTAATGCCAGTAGCGCAACCGTACCGGCCAAAACCCTAAGGGGGGCTTTAAGTATTTCGAAAAGGAACTTGTTAGCCCCCTCATAGCAGCCTAAAGCCAATAAATCACGACTACCATCAAGCAGGAAGGCAGACCAAATAACCGTTATTCCTACCCCTACGGAACACACTGACCGAGCTTCCGGCAAATGCCAAAATTCCAATTTTGCCTTATCCTTCATAAATCCCTCGAAACCACACAAAAAGGCCGAGTCTACTGCAGAATTTTCAGTCGTGCTAGCACGCCAAACTCCATGATTTCACGCCGCTACCCCCAACTCTTTTCGTAAACGCTCAGCCGCATCAGGATCACCCTCAGCCTGATCCAGCATTATGCCGATAACCTTGCCTATCGGCGGCAGACTGCGCTCTGGCAGCTCTTTGCAGTAGTCGTAAAACCGGTAAAACGCCCGGTGCCATGGGCTGCCCTGCTTGTACTCTCCGGCAGGCAACATTAAGGCCCGGTCAAAGTCGCTATTAGGGCGGCGGCGACGGCTACCCTGGCGATCCATTAACGCATAGTCCTGCATTGCGATACGGGCCAGCATCTGCAGACGCATATCCAGCAGCGGGTTTACCCCGGTTTCCTCCAGGTAGCGCCTAACCAGCCATTCCAGCACCCAGGAGCGTTCAAAACCATGAGCCGCCCCCGGTGGTGCATAAGCAAACATATTCCAGGCGTACAGTGCGCGGTCGCGCTCTTTGAGTCGGTCCATCGCCTTTTGGATATACCCGCACTCCACTTGCTGGACGATGCGAATATCATCACTCAGGCGCGAGCGGCTAATGCCAAATTTTTCAGCAACGTCTTTTGGATCAATCCCTTTCTCGCCAGTCAGGTAAGCAGCGTGTATCGCAACGCGCGCGGTCGTGTATCTCATATAACCCCCAATAAAAATACACTGGCTTGCTTCCCCAAACTTGCCAGAACATAAAACTCTTACGCGGCTTCTTTAACCGGTATTGGTGCCGCCACCCAAATAGGTCGGGGTTCGCCCGGAAGGTCTACGAGCGCAGCACAACACCAATCTCCAGCATCTAGGTTTTGGTACTTTTGCACCAAGGTCGTGCCATACCCACCGCCGTCTTGAGGCGGAATATCTACGTGAATAAATCCACCCGGAACCTTGCACTCAACTTTCGCCCTGACCGCCACGCTATAAACCGCCCCGGTGTAACCCACTATCGCGCGTACCGCCTCAATAACATCACCCTGCTCTACCGATAAAATCATTATTTTTTACCCCCATCTCTTAACGCCAAAAACCCGAAGAACGCAGCTGACCGCCCATCGGCGTTAGACCGCCCAGTCCAGCCCGTCAATTTTTCAAACAACGGCTTGTTGTCCGCGTCCGCCCAGTTACCGCGCTGAGGCTTATAAAGCACATAAGGCACACCGTAATGATCAAGCCAGCGCATTAGCTCCATCTGTGCGTTCTGGCACCGGCCAATACTCATAGCCACTTTCGACTCGGCCGCTTTTGTCTGTTTTTTGTTGCGGCGGTACACAAACTGATTGGCCATGACGTTTTCAATACTGAAAATCACATCGCCCTGCTCCAGCCAAACCGGCAGATGCTCGACAATGATTTCAACGGTCGTCGCCGTAGTGCACACCTTCAACTTACCATCCAGATACACGGCATAACCGTGACGTTCCGAATCGGGGTCCACGCCTATCACTACCTGCCCCATGCGCGTATAGCCTCCACAACCTCGTATGGCACCTCGTCCTGGTGCGGGTAATCTTCCAGCTGGCGCAACCACAATTCTGACTGCGGGCCAAACTGCTCTCTAAACTTCCGGCGACTGCCGTGCGTAACAAAATCATCAGCCAGCTTGCTTAACCCAAGTACGAACCAGTGCCCCACCAACACCTTGTTATGGCGAAACGTCGCACCTTCGCAATGATGGGCAGTTACCGCCGTGAATACGTCCAGGGCCGCACATTTGCCCCGCTCTTTCACCCAAGCCATGTGCCGCTTTTCGGCCGCATTGGGGCCGCGAGTGTTTTTAGTCGCCACTCTTTGCATTTTTTTGCCCACCACGAATCAGACTCAAGAGTGAAAAGCACACCGCCCACTGAAAAACATCTTTTGCGGTGTATATTGCTGCCGTCAATAAAACCAAAGCACACAGAATAAGCACTGTATCGATACACTCGACTATTTTTTTCATCACTTAACCCCCACGCACTCAATTTCAAATTCTGTATGCCGGTAGCAGCTCATATCGCCGTGCCGGTACATTTCCTCGATGCACTCCATACAGTGCTCGTTAATCGCGTCGATAGTCGCAAACGCCTCAAGCTCCCGCTCTTCGCGCTGAGTCGTGCCATTCGGGTAATCGAAAACACAGATCACTTTCACCAGCCAGCGGAACGGCTCTTTGTGAGTAATCCACTCGCCAAAATCACGGAAGACCTCTTGAGCACACAACCGTAATACCGGGTTACGGTGGTCTATCTGCCCGGCAATTTGCTCTCGCGTTTCTCGTAATGGATCAATGTCAGCCCAGCGAACGATCAAACCCTTAACCCCAGCGCGCGCCCGCTTACGCATATTCGATTTTTTCTTTTTGGTTTTCATTACTGATTTTGCTCCCGCTGCAACTTCGCGTACTCACCCTTGGATTCCAGCAAACAACCACGCTCGCCCGCGATCCACTGGAGCCAAGTTAAAAACTCAAACATTTCCCCCCGCCCCCAGCTTTTAGAACTGGTAAATCCTTTCTCAACGCGCTTTGTTAGCGGGCAGGTTTCCTCATACACCATCCAGGCATTGCCAGTGGCACCGTAGAACGTCCGCTTTAACCGCTTTTTGGTAACTTCGAGCTGGTTTTCAGTAACGTCCCTCACATCACAGCGCATCATGTACGCGGCAAACTCCCGCGCCCACACATGGAAAAGCGCGTTCTGATCCAGTGAGCGATCAGCACCAATGCGCGGAGCCGGAAAAGTAATAAACTTATGCTCGTCGTAAAGAGCACGAGCATTGGCCACAAAACAATTCCAAGTGTGCTCGCTGTTAATGCGAAACGACTGCCCCATAGCTACTCTGTACCTCTCGCCTTGCGAAACTCAGCCCCTTTCAGCGCACCAACTACCCAATCATCGCCAGTGCTTTCATACGGCTGAACGAATTTAATTTCCGATTTACCAGGGTCAGAATACGCCCACGCCTTACGCGCAAAACTCCAACCCTTAAAGCGATTCCAGCGGATAAACAGCGTCCAGGTTCCAGGCTCTACGACCGCGATACGATGCCAGCGCATGGCGCTGACGAAATTCCAGCGCCAGGGGCGAACCTTTATGAACTTGGAATACCAGCCGTGCGGGCTATCCGGGTCAAAACCCACCACGCGCTCTTCCAGATAACCACCGCGCAACGGAATACCTAAACACCAGTAATGCGGATGATCGTGAACCTCGCTGTCACCGTCGCTGCCCAAATAGCGATGAAGCAACACCTCAAGTTTTCCGAGTTTAAAAACCCGGTACCGCTCGATGTAATACTGACCGTCCAGGTCAATCGCCTTGGCGGGCATAAAACTTGTTATCCAAAGTAGAAATTTATTTATCACACTGCCTCCATTACGCTTTCGATGAACGTTTTTGCCGCTTCGGCATTGATTGCATTGCCGTAACCGCGCAGTCGTCCCACTCTGGCGGGAGCGCCATCAACCAACGGGAATGTGCCGGGTTCAACTGGCCTCCACTTTCCATCTCGGCATCCAAGCCAGTCAGCATCTCGCCAGAAGCCGTTAGTCGGGCCGGGCCTGCTATCGCTGCAAAGCCCTGTAGCCTCTGCTGGTTCTTGATCCCGTCCTCGCGCCTCATAACTACCGGACGTGGCGACCTTGTGTTGCTGCAACTTGTTGTCGGCCAGCCCGCCAAATTCGCCTGCCTCGGAAGCTGGTCGAATCTCGGTTTCCCGTTGTCGTTCCGGGGCTTTATGTCTACCCCCGAGTCTTTCCAATCCCTCGCCGCAGGAGACACCCACCCAGTACGCCCGGTCCCTGATGTGCGGGGCACCGACGCCCGCAGACGGAAACGGGACACACCCGAAGGCGTAACCCATGCTTTCCAAGTCAGCTTGTACAAGGTCGAACCAAGGTTCTGTAGCTTTGCTCGCAACTTGCTCTCCAAAGATGACTGGAGGTGTGCGCTGCGAGATGAGCCAGTCAAGTGAAGGCCATAGATGCCGCTCGTCAGCAAACCCATTTCCTTTGCCTGCCGCGCTGAAAGGTTGGCATGGGCAGCTTGCCGTCCACACCGGGCGATCATCGGGCCAGCCTGCGTTTCTAAGTGCGTAGCTCCACACCCCGATTCCGGCGAAGAAATGACATTGGGTATATCCCAAAAGCTCATTTGGTTTGACATCTTCAATGCTTCGTTCATCGACATACCCGTCAGCAATTAGTCCTGCCTTAATTAATTCGCGTAACCATGCAGCCGCGAACGGATCAATTTCGTTGTAATAAGCGGTCACGCCGCCATATCCCCTTCATCACGATTCACATACAAACGATTTCCCGACTGGCCGGTTACCGGGTCTTTCTTGCACCCGTCCTCAATCAAAAAACCGCAATCCAATAATTCACGAACACGACCGCAGCAGCAGTTGACCGTCATACCAGGTATGCCGCGCACAATCTCATTGCGCGTACACCCAGGGTGATCATCGACAAAGCGAACAATCTGCGCCCGCTTGGTACTAACCTTCCCCGACTCAACCAGCGCCAAGTAAGCGCCTTTGCTAGTGCTGCGAATCATGTTTACCTCCAGCCCCTTTTCAGGCCCCTATTTTTTTGCCCCAGGCGCGAAAGTAAATGCGCCCTCTTCGCTCGCGGTATGTCCCATGCCCGGGCACGACGATTTCACTGGTCTTACCCCGGCCAATTTTTTTCGGGCAGTGCGCATGAATCTCATGGCTTATGCCGTCGCGGTAAATCGCGTGAGCCGCCAACATGCTGTATCGCAGGTCTTCAATCAGACGGCCCAGTGGCACACACATTTTCTCTTTGGGCATTTCTATCTCCCACACGCGAGCCTCTAGCCGAACCGCTTCCTCTCGCTCGCGTATTTGACGCGCGGCATTGTCAATGCTGGCGTCTGGATCAATCTGATAACTCATTGCTTGCATTTCTCTTCCCCTTCATCAAACATTTTCAGCAGCTCAGAACAGTGTTTCCGCCCTGCTTCGTACCGTCGTTTTTTTGCCTCCTGATCCTCGATCGCTCGGCTTTGATCAAAATACCTGTGCCCTCTGGGTTTAACCGGCGGCATGCAGTAACCAAGAAACTCCCCGTAGGTTGGCGGCCACTCGGTATCACCCTGCCGCGCCGCTTCCCTCACGCGCTGCTCGACAACAGCGAACCCCCGGCGCCAATCGTCTTCACTCAAACTTTCGGTTTTTCGGCACCACAACAAAAACCGGGGCGAGTAATCACCGCGAGGGGTTCTAACGTCGCCCTCCTGGCTCGACCATCGGTGGCCAAACAGCTGGCTCATGCGCTGCCACATCGCGGTTACCAGCTTCCTCGTTTGCAAGCTGGGCAAATTCGTCTTCGCACTGCTGGTCGATTCTGTGGACAGCGCTTTGCCGTCCGCCGGTAAATGGCTGCTGATGTGTTGCATTGGGAATACTCCACGGGTTTTCTAAGTGGCCTCCAGGCCCATAAAACGTTGCCGCTTGCATGACGAACTGAGAGTTTTGTTTGCCAGTAGCGACGATGTATTTGGCATACCGAATTGTCGCCGCACGCATAGCTTCAAAAGTAAAGCCGTCACCAGTGCGAGCATTGGCCGCGTGATACGCCTTACGCTTATCGGATGATCCAGAGCGAGGCGGGAAGAGCGACCACAGCTCTTCAAACCATTCGGGATAGGTATGTTTTTTTGAGCCAGACTTAGATTTTTTTTCGCCATCCCCCGAAGGGTTTTTATTATTTCCCTTCCCTTCCTTTCCCTTCCCTTCCGCTTGTGCGTGCTTAAGTGGCGTGGAGCACGCGTCATTCACGCGTGGATCACGCGTCGAGCCCTCGTCATTACTGGTCTGATCGTCTGCTAAAGCAGGATCAGGTATAGTGCTATCTGATTCCCTGTTATTGATCACTTGATGAGCAGTAAAGCCGGGAACGACACCATATTCACGCCCGCATACACGGTACTTTTTAACGAAACCACGCGTGGTTAACGCGTCAAGCACGCGTGAAAAATCAACGGAGTCATAGGGTAAAATTGCAGCTTTTAATCTGCGAGGACGCCACTCAAAACGACCCTCACGGTCACACTGAGTCCATAGCCCCGCAAACGCTAAGCGAACAGGCAGGTCCGTCTCTTCCTCAAGGTCATACAGCCTTTCATCAAGGAAAAACTCAGGCTTTATAGTCCGAATACGAGCCATTACGACAACACCGCCTCACGCACAGGGATAACGTCATTGCGCTCTCTGTATGAGCCTATTTCGTGCGACTCAAACTTACCTGCCTCGGTAGCGTCAGTGGTGTAGCCGCAGAAATTCGCGCGGTGGTAGTAACCTTCGTGGTTGCGCACCATGTACAACTGGGGTGATGCGGGAAACAAAATGCCTTTTAGAGTGTGGGCACGCAGGAAGTCCATGCGCTTAATGGCTTCACTTAACTCCCCCTCAAGTCTTTTGCGGCGGAGACTTGAGTTGCGTTTTCTTTTCAGGTCGCCGGGGTTGTTGACATAAATAGTGTTGTGCCAGTGCCAGGACCGGCCATATTTCCCCGTATGAATTATCCAGTTGCCGTTCAGATCAAAAAAAGCAGTCCCGGTTATGGCGCGCCCTTTACGATCAAACGCATAGACCTTGCTTTTGCCGTGCTCAATGACAAAGCCATCGGCCGAAATATCGTTAACACCATGTATAGAGGCGCGGCCAAGGTCGGCACGGTAGTGCCACGAGCCTTCTATGCGATCCTGAATGGCCTGGATTGCCGTTTTACCGCGCGGCGAAACCTCCTTGGTTATAGGGCTCTTATCAACAAAGGTATAGCCTGAGAACACGCCACATAAGTAATCTCTTATTTTGCGGCGCGTGCGCTCCATCCGCAGCCGCAGTAAATACGGCATAACCCGTTCTTTGTCGCTTTCATAGCGTCCGCCGTGATCTGGGCGTGTCGGCGTGTTGACGCCTTGCCATACTTCAAACTCAATACATCGCCCGCATAAGCTTAGCTCTGCGCGCAGGTCGCCGTAACTGCAGGTGCGATAATTTCGCGCAAAGCTTAAACTGTATTTCTCGACCATTTCTTGTGGCACTTCTACCGTCCAGCCTATGCGATTTAGCTGCTGCACGATGCGCTTAAAAACTTCTCGCTTGAACGCTTTTTCCCAACCAGCACCAATTGGACTTTCTTTGGGGTCTTCACGTACGATAAATTTTGCGTCCGAAAATATTACTTTTCCGTCTCGATTAATCTGCATAGCGACACCTATTCAGGCCCCTCAACAATCAAAAAAGGGCCCCTCAAGGGGGCCAAACCTAGGAGCCTCGCCTTTAGCTAGCGAGGGAAAATAAAATGTTCTCGTCATTGGCTGCCCCTGGGCGGGCCTGAGAACGGAGGCGAGATTGGACAGATTGAAGAAGATCGGCTTTTGGCTTCACACCGGACTGCCCGAGAATGAAGCGCGATACAACCTTTGCCGCTTCGCGCATAAAGGCCGCGGGTTGCTGCCCTGCGATGCTGGACGCTTGCTCTATTTCTTCCAATTCAATTTCACTGAGATAAGTAGCTTTGCGGATATACCGCACTTTTCTTGGATCGTCGTACATGGTTGCTTCCCCTTTGGTTTACATGGTTGCTCTATCGCTATGCCGCTTGCGCCATACCGAAGTGCTCTAGGACTTCCAACAAAGAAACCTTGCCGTCACTCTCGCGGGCCAGCGCTTCGCGCAGCGGCTTACGAGGCTCTTTACGGGCTGGAAGAATATGGATTTGGAGGTAAGCAGGAGTTGTCCCACAGCGGCGCGCGTAGTCGTCCCGCTCATCCTCAGAAAGAGATTTGATGTAATCGCGTAACTTCATATTTCCACCTAATTTTCACTGTTAGGCGAAATATACCCATTTGGTAGCTTTATGGCAACCTTTTTAGTAGTTTACCTTTTAGGTAATGCGCGGATAATTCTCAAGTTGAATAAAATGCGCGGACGAAACCATTAATGGACATATCAGAGATTAGATATACAAATACTCGAGCTATTGTCTCCTCCGTGGGCAGCCTAGTTGCTTTCGGTGACGCTATAGGTAAAGCGCCTGCCTACACCAGCGCAATAGCAGGAAAAAAGCCGAGAAAGAAGATTGGCAACAAGGTAGCGCGAGAGATTGAGCAGGCGTTCAAAAAACCCCATGGCTGGCTTGACCGACTACATAGTGATGGATCACTACAGGAAGAGGCTGCAATTGCCGCCACCAGACAAGTTCCTCTCATAGCTTGGGTGGCAGCCGGGGCTTGGTGCGACTCGCCAGATAACTATGCACCAGGTGATGCAGAAGAATACCTAGACTGCCCTTTCCCGTTTAGCGACCACTCCTTTTGCCTGAAAATCGTGGGTGACTCTATGACGCCTGATTACCGCGAAGGCGAATACATACTGGTAGATCCTGCCATTGAGCCAAAGCACGGCGACGACGTAGTGGCGCGCGAGCCCGATGGCCGCCATACGTTTAAGCGTCTGCAAGACACGCCGGACGGCATGTTTCTACTGGCTTTAAATCCCGATCACCCCAACCGAAAAATACAGATACCGCCTGACACCCGTATTTGTGGCGTGGTAACCGGCAGCTGGATGAAGAGGCGATAATGATAGAGGATTACAATAAACGGACAGTGTTGCTCATCATGCGTTTTTCCAACGAAAACAGCAGCAAAAAACATAAACAGGAATACGCGCCGAAAATCCAGCGCCTTATTGAGAAGTTATCTTCCGGTGCCTGCAAAATGGCCTTTGCTTCCCCTGGTGGTGACGAATTTGGGTTCTTTCTAAGAACCAATACCCCGCTGCGTGTCATCCGCGCCAAGCTGTACGGTACCGCTCAAGATGCGGACGAAGCGCTACTGCTCAGTGGCGATAGTCTTCTCGCGCTTGAGATTGGGAGTGACTTTGACGGCCAGGGCTACAGCGCTGCCTGGACGTGGCTCCAGCATCATCACGGTAAAGATTAATGAAATCCTGGCCGAAAGCATCTTCCAGCGCCGGGCGCATAACCTCAGCATGCAGATCATAACCAAAACGCCCCAATCGCTCTCCAAACCGCGTTTTGGCGATCTTACGGATTAACCAAGCTCGTAGCCGACGACGCCAACTGAGTGCGGAACCCCCCGAAATAACACCATCCTCATTGGGGACAATAGAATATTTTGAGCTAAGCATAAATTTCTCTCGCGAGTCGTTAAATGATCACCTTCTAATAAACAAATTCACTAATCGTCAGAACCGCAACCAGCCTCCAAGTCCCGAAGCGTTAAGAAAGCTTTTCCGGGTGGTGGATTCTGACAAGCCTTAGCATCATCCAAAACAGCCCTTATTTTTTTATTGTGCGCTCGCGCAGCGCGCTCCAGCTTAACCACCCGATATATCGAAATTAGCGAAAGAGCCAACGCCGTCAGGCTTAAAATCACAGACCCCCCTGAACCCAGCACAACACCCTCCTAACTTAGCCAGCTAGCCCTTTTGCTAATAAAAAACATCGACACCAATTGCCGGTGAATCCTAACTATACCAAAAAAATACCAAATAACTACCATTTGGGTATTTACATAAATCTACCAATTGGGTATCTTTGCTCCCATAGTCAACAACACAGCAGGCACCGCCCTGCTGTTTTTGCCACTACGGGGAAGCAACAATGGACGAGAACACCTACCTGCTTAATCGTCACCTGGACGAGCAAGAGCGCCTGGAGCGTGAGTATCAAAATCGATTAATCGGCGCCGCGGCTCTAGTTGAGCAGATGGCGATTGCCTTGCTTTACGAAGGCGTGCGCACTTTTGTTGGCAGCAAGGCCGCCGACCGTGACGACATTAAAGAAGAAGTTTTACGTGAAAGGAATCTGCGCGAAGCCATGAACGAATGGCGCTATAACAGCAACCGAACCCCTATAGACGATTTGGTTTTTCGTGCAGCAAGCCGCCTTTGCGCCTTAAGTGCTGACTTCGATCTAGTTGATCTTAACCTTGATGTAACAGCCCCAAAGGTTCCGTTGAGCGCTGCAGAGATTGAAAGCTACGCGCAACCGATTGAGTGCCGCATTGACGACTACCTAAACCGTAAGCGCCCCACCGTGGCCACCGCCAAAGCGAAATATACCGTTCCGCTGAAAGTATTCGGCCGTACCGAATTGTTCACAGGATGGGGCCAAACCATTGAAGAGGCAGAAAGCAAAGCTATTGCTCTTATGGCCCGATCTAAACCAATTTCACGAGAGGACATTGCCGCATGAATATGCAAGCTAAAAATGATTCGCCTAGCCGCGACATTGTCAGCGAATCAGCAGCTGACGATTTAAACCGCTATCCAGAGCATAAGACCAGTACTACATCGTTGGTGCTAGATCCCGACGCTATGGACAAAATGATGCGCTTAGCTGAAATCATGGCCGGAGGTGTTGCCACTATCCCAGAACATCTACAGGGCAATGCGTCTGACTGCCTCGCCGTAATTATGCAGTCAATGCAATGGAAGATGAACCCTTACGCCGTTGCCCAAAAGACACACACAGTTAAAGGTGTTTTGGGTTACGAGGCTCAACTTGTCAACGCCGTTATCACATCAAACGCCCCCATTAAAGGCCGACTCAATTACGAGTGGTTTGGTGATTGGTCGAAAGTTACCGGAAAGTTTGAAATTAAAAATGGCTCGAACGGCGAATACCGTATTCCTGGCTGGAAACTGGCAGACGAGGAAGGCTTGGGCGTTCGAATCACTGGAACCCTTAGAGGTGAAGATGAACCGCGCGTGCTTGAGGTTTTGCTTGCACAAGCGCGGACACGCAACAGCACTCTATGGGCTGACGATCCACGTTTACAGCTGGCTTACCTGGGCATAAAAAAATGGTCTCGCCTACATACACCAGATGTGATTCTTGGCGTTTACACGCCCGACGAAATCAACAACTTTGATTCGTCCGAGCCTCGGGACATAACCCCCAAAAGTGAAGGTCGAGCAACCGAGCCAGAAGAATTGCCCATTTACAGCGATGAAGAGTTCAAGGCGAACCTTAGCACCTGGAAGAGCGCGATTATGGAAGGCAAGGCTAACGCTGCGTTTATCAAAAACAAGGTGTCGTCTAAGGCTCAAATGACCGACAAGCAATTTGAAAAACTGAAAAACATCGAACTTGACGCGGCCGCTTTGGCCCAGGAGGCGCAACAGTGAAAACTTTAGAAAATTTAGTTCAAGGCAGCCCCGAGTGGAAAAAAATACGCGGCGAATTCTGCGTAGCCTCTGAGGCCCCTATCATCATGGGTGCCTCACCCAATGTTTCTCGTGACGAGCTGCTGCGCCTTAAAGCGACCGGCGACGAGCAGGTGCATGACGAGTGGGTAGAAAAATTCGTTTTCGCTAAAGGCCATGAAGTTGAAGCCCTAGCACGCCCATTTGCCGAAAAAGCGATTGGTGAAGAGCTGTACCCAGTCACTGCTACCGAAGAGGTGGCAGGCTTAAAACTGCTGGCGTCCTACGACGGACTGACCATGTTTGAGGATAACCACTGGGAGTGCAAGCAGCATAACCAGGCGCTGCACGCTCTTGTATCTTCTGGCGGTGAGCTAGAGGGCAAGCATTATTGGCAACTTGAACATCAGCTTTTAGTAAACGGCAATGACTCTTGTGTGTTCGAGGTCACCGATGGCACCGAGGAAGGCGCTGCGCGACTGGTTTATAAATCCCGCCCTGAGCGCCGCGAGCAGCTAATTGAAGGCTGGAAAATCTTTATTCAGGATTTAGAAAACTACCAGCCGGTAGAAGCTACGGTACAACTCGAAGGAAAAACACCGGAAAACCTGCCCGCGCTTATCGTAGAAATTACTGGCGGCGTGAAGACCACCAACCTGCCCACATACAAAGAGCACGCTTTGGCCGTGCTGGATGCAATAAGCACGGATCTGAACACCGATCAGGACTTTGCCGATGCTGCCACGACCGTCAAGTGGTGCGAAGGCGTAGAGAAAAAGCTGGAGTTAACCAAAGAGCAGGCACTGTCGCAAACCGCCGATATTGACCAGCTAATGCGCACTATCGACGAACTGAAAGAAGCAACCCGCCAGAAGCGGTTAAACCTAAATCGTCAGGTAGAGAGCCGCAAAAAAGAGATTCGCACTGAAATAGCAACTACCGCCCGCAACGCCTGGGCCAGCTATGTGAATGAAGTTAACGCCAAGCTATCGCCCTGCCGGCTGCCTGAAATTGCGTGCGATGTTGCCGGTGCCATGAAAGGTAAGCGCACTATCGACACGCTACGCGGCGCGGCGAACGACGAAGTAATGCGGGCGAAGGTAGAAGCCAACCGCTTTGCCAACACCATCGAAGCCAACTTAAACCTGCTTGCCGATCTGGCAGAAGGCTATGACTTCCTGTTTGCCGACAAACAAGAGCTTTGCCTGAAAGATTCCGAGGCCCTGGCCGCAATCGCCAAGCAGCGCATTGCAGACCACAAGGCCGAGGAAGAGCGCAAAGCGGAAGCTGAGCGCCAGCGTATCCGCGAAGAGGAACGCCAGCGAGCAGAGAAAGAAGCGGCAGAGAAAGCCCAAGCCGAGCGAGACGAAGCCAACCGTATAGCTCTTGAGTGCGCAGAGCAAAGCGCCGTTGTTCGCCAGCCTGCGCCCGATATGCGCGACGACAACCAAGATCAGGCGGCGAGCGTTCCGCGCGATGTGAACGAGCTTATGGGCACCACACAAAAACCAGCGGCGCCCTACCGCCCCAGCGACGACGAAATCATTCACTTAATCGCTGAGCACTACAGCGTCAGCATCAACACGGCTGAGCATTGGATTAAGCAGATGCAAATCCGCGTCGCGGCATAACTCTCAATCACTGGCCAAGACAGCCAAACACTAGGGGAACCAACATGAACAAAGCCATTATTTTCGATACAGAAACCACCGGCCTGCCGGTATGGAAAGAGCCAAGTGAATCAGAGGCTCAACCTCACATTGTGCAACTGGCTGCGCACCAAGTAGACCTCGATGCGCAAAAGGTTATTCAAACCATCGACGTAATTGTTAAGCCCGAGGGCTGGGTTTCTTCACCCGAAGCACTGGAGACTCACGGCATCACCGAAGAGTATGCCGGCGACGTTGGAATCCCTGAGAAATTAGCAGTGGAAATGCTTATGGACCTGTGCGGCAACGGCCTGCATATCGCGCACAACACCACTTTTGACCGCCGAATCTTGCGTATCGCATTAAAACGCTACTTCGGTGACCGCATTGCTGACGACTTCAAAGACGCGCCCTACGAGTGCACCGGCCTGCTATCAAAACCCATTATGAAAATGGAACCCAAAGGCCGCTACGGCTACAAGATGCCGAAACTCGAAGAGGCTTATCGCTACTTCACCGATAAAGAGCTGGAAAACGCCCACACGGCCATCGCCGACGTTAACGCCTGCATGGAAATCTACTGGGCAATTAAAAAGATCGAAATGGCGACAGCTTTAGACCCAGCAGTCGGCCAATAAGAGATTACCCCTGTCGGGTAAGTAAGGTCGGGAAGCGCGTAGCAGTTAGTTCGACCTAAAAGCAAAGGCGCGCAGCCCCTTGGAAACAGGGGGCACTTTTAAAGGCTCTGGAAAACTGACAACCCCGTTATGGGCCTGAACGGGCGAGGCACCAGAGTCTTTAATAGTGATTTAAACCGCCCTTTTTAGGGGCCTAATTCCAAGGTAAGCATATGTTCAAGAACGCCAACATTTACACGCTATCGAGCCTGCCAGCTATCACCAGCGAGATACTGCAGGAAAAAGCTTTTGAGCCATGCGGGAAAATGGACACATGCCGTGCCGGCTTTTTCATTCCGAACGAGTTGGATCAGCTCGCCACGGAGATAGACCGCTTTGTTGTGTTCTGTGTGGCAACCGAGGAAAAGATTTTACCTCCATCGGTAATTCGTCAATACGTCGCCGAAAAGGTAGAAGACATTCGCACCCAGGAAAATCGCCCTGTAGGTCGTAAAGAGCGCGAAAACATAAAAGATGAGATTACCTTCAGCCTATTGCCGCAGGCGTTCACTAAACGCCGCCTGAGCATGGCCGTGCTCGATAAAACTAAGCACCTGCTAATTGTGGATGAGTCCAGCGCCGCTCGAAGTGAAGAAGTTTGCAGCTTGCTCCGCGATGCTTTGGGCAGCCTGAAAGCAGTTCCTGTTTCAACCCAAATGCCATTTTCCTCATCGGCAACTCAGTGGCTTAAAGATGGCCTGCCTACCTCTTTCGAACTTGGTAACTACTGCAAGCTGCAATCACCCAAAACAGACGCTACTCATACCTGCAGAAATGACGATGATTTGGCGGAACAAGTTAGCACGCACATCGACAACGGCTTGCTGGTAACCGCGCTTCGCCTAAAGCACGACGCCCTGACCTTCACCGTCAATGAATCGCTTGCGATCAAGAGCCTCAGATTTGACGACGAAAAAATAAACGAGGTGGCAGACCAGGTAGAGGACAACTTAAAAGCCCTGATGCTCGGAAATATAGTCCTGTCCGCAAACCAAGTCGAGTCAGCCTTAGAGGCTCTTTGTCGAGGCCTGGGCGGAGCGGTTAACCAAGAGTTGTTTGAACCGGCAGCGTAAGAGCGGGCCAACACACACCAACTGGAGATAGGAATGGAATTTTGCGACTACTGGCGAAAAAGCGGCGACAGCATAGCCAAACGACACGAAGGCGAAGACGACCGAGCCTTTGCACGCCGAATAGTAAAAGCGGCTTGGCTAAAAGCCACAACCGAAGAGCGCGGCCGGTGCGTCACCGCCGTTAAAGAATCGGTCGAAGGGTTTAGCGAGGTTCCTGACCACGTTATCGAATCGCTACAGGACAGAGAAACGGCCAGGACTGCAACTTTAACTATTGCGGAATCGTTTGCCCTGGTTTCGATTGACGCGATTAACACACCGAATCATTGAGGTGAGGGATATGCAAAACCCAGAGTTTTATCTTGTGTGGACCCCTGACGGCTGGCCGCCAAACTTCCGGCACGACACGGAGAAATCGGCAGAGATTGAAGCCAAGCGCCTGGCTAAAGCAAACCCAGGCAAGCAATTTCATGTGTTGGCACATATCGGAACGGCGCAGCGCGTAGAAGTCGATTACAAGCGCGTTGAATCGATTCCATTTTAGTAACTAACCGCCCCTATGGGCTCATTGTGGGAGATATGGCAATGAAAGACTTAACAGCTCAATTCTTGGCTGTATTCATAATTCTTCTAGTTGTGTTTGCTCTTAATTACGGCTTTGGTTCTTACAAGTGTAGCGCCAAAGGGAAATCTTTTGATGATTCCGACTACGGGCCAATTCAGGGCTGCATGGTTTTGCATAACGACCGATGGCTGCCGATTGAAAACATACGCGGCTTTGATAGTCGCGGCTAACCCACTCCGCCTCGAATAGAGGCGGCACTGGAAAGGGCTCTTGGTTTATCCATGTGTGACTTAAGGCAGCTGGCGGATTAGCAAGAGTATGCCGAAACCTACCTCAGTAGGTTTGTGATGGCCGAAGCGAAACGTGACAGGTCGAACGCCGAGACACAAGAGTCCTTTTCAGTGTGGTGTAGCTCAGATGGTAGAGCGGCTGTGCGAGTCTCAGCAGGTCTAGGCCGATGAAGGACGCCGGTTCGAGTCCGGCCACCACACGCCAAACAACAGGAGAGAGGGTATGAAAAACATCGAGCTTGGCCAGTTTTATATCGCATACGGAAAGTACCTGATGCTTGATGACCGATGCCAAAAAGCCGTTATGGACGCCATTGATTCATTTCTTTCGAGTAAAAGCCATGAATGACAAAGATTTTTTAAGGTTCCTGATTCCAGTGGCAGCAATTCTAATTGTTGGCATAGCGATTGGCGTAATTGTTTTTTAAGCCCCAACAGGGCAAGGGGGAAGAGTGAGCGATTTAGAGTACGAACAAATGTTAGAGCGAGAACGAGCGGTAGCAAACCAGGTTAACGAAATGCTTGGAAAGCCAAAAAATTTAAGTCCGCTAGAAAAGGTAACGGCCGAACGCGACCAACTGCGCACCGAGCTTGAGAAAGAGCGGGAGCGGGTGAGTCAGATCTCTACAGAAATTCACAATTTGGAGTATGCGGCATTTAACCTGTGCGAAAGTGTCGATGAAGCGGAAATTAAAAACGTAGTTGAAAGTACATGCCCCGAACGGTCTCTGCGAATTGCAATTCGCAATATCAAAAGCGTCCTATCCGCTGGCGAAGGAGCCAACCAATGACTGATAGAGAATATTTAATGACCGCGATTGCGGAGGTTACACACCCACTGGACATTATCGAGGATGCGATAGACCGCATAGCTGATGCGGTTATCTCATGGCAAGCCGCCCGCACTGCAGATCCCAATGTAATGCACGAGCCTGAGTTTACCCGCGCTGGCGGGGAGGTGGAGGCATTCGAAGTAACAAACGACATGGTTATGGCGTTCCATGATGCGCTAACAGATGGGCCAATTTCAGAAAGTGACTTCAATGAAATTAAGATCGGCCTTAATGCCGCGCTTGTGAATCACACCCACCCCACCCCAGCGGCTGGCGGGGAGGTGGAGTCAGCAAGCTGCTCTGACAAGCCTCAGGGCTGGACGCCCGAAAATGAGATTGCTTGCTCGAATTTTATTTCCAAAGTTATCAAAAATGGACTGTTCGGGTCTCTGAACAATAACCAATGGCGTCACGTTTATTCTTTTGCAACCACCCCAGCGGCTGCGGTGCTGGACGGATGGGAAACCGGCTGCGAAAACTGGCCCGTAATAGGCGGTAAATACCTAATCACAATTGCCGGTATCGTTCAGCACGAAACCTATGAGTTTGACCGAGGCGATGACGGCATGGGCGGTGGCGGCTATTTCTGGAGCCGTGACGATATTGACGATTGCCCAGAGTTTAACCCTGATGATTTATGGCTTCGCGTTGATACGCTCACCGCCGCCCCGCAACCGGTGGGGGAGAGTGAGAGCGGATTGATTAGAGCTGCAAAATATATCGAAGAAAAAGCGGAGTCATACGATCTCGAACACGGCACAACCGAGGGAGATACGGGCGCTCGCGTTTACCCCGGAAATGGCGAAGACCATTACAACAGCTTAATGGAGCTGGCCGAAGAGTTGAGAGAGTTGGACGCCCAACCACCAGAGGGGGAGCGGTAGCGATGATAATAAATACAAGCTGCAATTGCGGAGAGAAAATAACGGTAAGAACCGGTAACGATTCAAAAACTCGATGCAGAGCTGACGGCAAGCAGGTCGTCTACACCGAAGACCATGATCGAAATGGCGGGCGCGAATACAACATATTCAGATGCCGTAGATGCAGAGAAATAATTGCCAAGTCATGCAAAGAAGCTGCATATAGCCAGCGCTCAGGAGGTGGGGAGTAATGTCAGAACCAACTAAATCACCGCTAAGCTGGCCGCATTGGTTCCCGCGCACACCAGAACATAAACGTGTGCACGGACGCTTTGGCAAAAAGAACAACCAAGGCTGGGGGCGCAACAGCATAACGCTGTCACAAGCAATTGGCCGTCTGCTGGGTGAGCTGGATCGATTCACTAAACCCGGCCGCACCTACCGCTGCGATCCGGACGAGGTGATTGTCAGCACTAACCTGGCATTGCGGCTCGATGGGTTACCGCGCTCCGGACAACGCAAACCGGAAGACCCAGGCGTCGCCGTTTACTTCAATTTGGACGGCAAAGATCGTTGTATTCCATGCGATATGTATCTGCGCATCGAGGACAACATAGCGGCAATTGCGGCAACAATTGAAGCGCTGCGCACGATTGAACGCCACGGCTCGCAAATGTTTGAGGCTGCGTTTTCAGGGTTCGACGGACTGCCCTCTCCCGACCATGTTGTGGCGCGCTCTTGGCGTGACGTTTTGGACTACTACGGCAATGACAAAGCCGAAGCAAAGCGCGCTTATCAAATTGCTCGAAAAGCAGCTCACACAGACCACGGCGGCAACTCTGACTCATTCAATGAAGTTCAGACAGCGTGGGAGCAAGCGCAGAATGAATTGCGGGGCAATCAATGAAAAAGAAACTCTTACCCCTAGCCATGCTATCCACCGAAAGTCCGGGTTCAGATTGGTCTGTTGTCATGCCTGACAAGCTAGAACCACAACTGATTTACCCCTATGGCGAAAAGCTAGCCACATGCCCCGCTTGCCGAGGCTACAACTTGGAACGCCAGTGGTGCCAGCATTGCAATCAAAGCGGCGCCGTTTGGCTTAACCCGAACCAAGGCGAGCCCGTGAGCGATTTCAATATTTATCTGTCACCACAGGAGAACATTTATGTGGACAACAAAAATTAAATTTCTATTGGTCGCCGAAACTCTTTGGAGTGTTTGGATTGCTCTACCCTTATTGGGTTTGCCGCTCATGCTACTGGGCTGGATTTCCCCAGTTTTGTGGGTCGCATCAATTCTAACAGTGCCCGCGATGCTCGCGCTTTCTAAGTCGGGGTTGTCGCGTAACCCGGAAACACCGAACAAACGCATACGCCACTTGCCGAGCTGGATGGACTGGGCAGAAACGCCCGATTATGAACTGCCCGGAGACTTCGCAGAGCCGACAGTTAAAAAGCTGCACGACACCATCGCAAAGCTCAGTAAACCGCTCGCGTGGTTTATCACTAGCTGGTACTGGATTGGATTTAGAAACGTAGGCCACGGCATTACCTGGAACAGTGGACACCCTACTCCAAGCTTTCCGCAGCACTTAACGGCCGAAGAGCTGGAGCAATACGGAACAGAAGTGAAGCAAAAGCGCATCGGGTTTCTGTGGCTAATGTGGGGCTTCAAAACCGTCAACGACCGGCTTAACACACAATCGAGTATTCCTGACGATTGGTATTGGGCTGTGCCCTGGTACTCAATCAGATTTAGAAAACGCGATCTTGGAGGCGACCAATGAAATTCACCGATAACGAAAAGCGAATTTTGAGCTTAATGGAGGAAGGCAAGGAATACACCGAGCTTGCTTTAAGCACAAACCGCCGCTCCATGATGGGGCTCTTGAAAAAGAAGGCCGTCACGCGTCGCCTAGCCCAAGCGGACATTCACATTCCAAATTCCGGTTATAAGTACAGAAAGGTGATTGCATGAGCGAAGAACGAATGCTGGAAGGCGAAACAGCAAATTACGAGGCGCTGCGCGACAACGCCATCAACCTAATTCGCTCCCAGGTGCCGACCGGTAAAGGCCCGGCTCACTGCATTGAGTGCGGCGACGATATGCCAAAGGAGCGCCGTGATCACGGCTTTGTGCTGTGCGTTGATTGTAAAACCCTGGAGGAACGGCCGTGAATTTATACGATGCGTTAGGCGTTGCCAAAGACGCCACCAGCGAAGCGATTAAAAAGGCTTATCGAAAGCTCGCGCAAAAGCACCACCCAGACCGCGAGGGCGGCGACCCTGAGAAATTCCACCAGGTCGCGCTTGCTTATGAAGTGCTATCGGACCCTGAAAGCCGTGCACGTTATGACGAGACTGGCGAAACCGAACAAGTCAAAAGCGCTCTGTCCGAAGCCGAGGATTTTCTAATGACAATCTTCGCGCAAGAAATTTCTAAGGACGAGCCGGGCGATTTAATTGAGCGGATAAAAGATAAGCTACAGCGCGGCATTAACAGCGGCATTAGTGACGCAGAAGAGACTCAGAAAGAGGTTGACGAACTCAAAATGCACGAGGGTCGCATTGAGTCGGCTCACGAATACAACCTTTTCGCGATGGTTCTTGAGCAGAAAATTCGTCACCTGCAGCAGTCCGTAGAGCAGGCTATGGCTCATGTGAAAACAATGGAGACTGCCCGCGACATTCTGGACAGCTACCGAGACACCAAACCCAAGCCGCGGCCGGAGTCGACTTACAAACGCCCCTTGTTCGATTTTGATGTACTTCGGTCGGAAATGGACGGAATGCGCGGCTCAGCTTTTGGCTATAAAGGCCCTTAACCATGAAAGAGCAAGACTACTGGCCCAAACGCTTATCGTCCACGAACTACGCCAAGCGATGGGATGCAGACCTGACAGCTGAAACGGTAAATAACCGAATTAAATCAGGAAAGCTGCCAGGAGGCAGAGACGAAGGCGGAAGATACTTTGTGTGGGTGCATCAAGATTTGTCGCCCGCCTGGGATTATGAGGGGCCTATTTTCGCCCCTTCTCAAGAGCCTTCTGCTGGGGAGCAGCTGGCGGATAACATTATTGGCAATATGAGGAAGGCGGGATGAAATTAACCACCCAAGTAGAGAACCACGTTACCCCTAAAGCGCTGGCTAAGACGCTGGCGGAAGCGACACCAGAAGATTTTGCACAGTTTTGGTTTGAGTTTGCCGAGCTTACAGAAAAATCTCCCGAGACAATCCAGAGTTTCGCTAAAGCCATGGCTAGTGATTTTGGGGCAAAACGCAAAGCACCACTTAAAAAACTGGTTAGTATTATTGAGTACCACGAGATTAAGGACAGCGAGGGGTTGTATTAATGGAATCACCCATGTATATGGCGGCGAGCAATCCCGACTACAGCGACGCCGTGAAAGAAATCAACTCAATCATTGGGCTCATAAAATACAATGAGATTAACGGTGCACGCCAGCCCGGAGCCGTCCTGTATGTAGGACACAAGCAATGGCAGGCGCTTCAAACGATTGAGCCCGGCGACCGGCAAGAGATTAAAAACGAAACATTCTGCGGCTATCCGCTGGTTCGCGTGCATAAAGACAGCTGGCTAAGATTGTCCTCATAGACAGTGCATTAAATAAGGATTCAATATGGACACGCTATACATTAAAAATTTAAACGCAGCCTGCTTTATGGCAGAAGTCGCCACCCTCCAGAAAAAATACAAGGCTAAATTAACTTATACGAATGACGACGACGGAATTCATGCTGTAGTTGAAGGTCGAGACTTTTGTATAGGGCATGATCTAGGCGATTATGGGAAAACCTTCCATGTCGCTCATTTATCTTTATTGACCAGCCTTCCATTTGGCGCAATCTCTTTAGACGGAAGAATTAAAGACCCGGCAGACGAGCTTATTGAGCTGCGCAAAAAAATCATAGATGCCGCTGCAATGATGAAAAGAGTGGTTTCGGACCGCGAGCCATCCCCCGATGATCCGCACAATAGCCACAAGGAAGGTGTTGACTACGCCCGATCCGCTTGCATCGATATTATGCGGGAGCTACTGAACCACTAATGGCACCCCGTAACCGAGACAAAAAGAACACCCACCTGGAAGGCAGTAATATCAAAAAGATCGTTCGCGGTGGCACCACCTATTACTACTGGCAGTGCCCCGAGGATGCCCAGCTACCCGACGGCACCCCAATACCCAAGGGCAAACGCCTGCCTCTGGAGCACGGCAACGAGCGTGTAAGCCTGGAGGCCGCGCACGCGCTCAACCGTAAGCTGCTTAAATCAGGCACCGTGGTCGATAAGGCCATGGCCAAAGCATCACGCCCGGTTAGCCGCAATCCGCCGCTTATCGAGGTGCTGGATCAATTTGAGCAAGCCAAGCTAACAGGCAGCAACTACAGCGAGCGATCACTTAAAGAGCGCCTGATGAAAATTCGCCGGTACCGCAGAGAGTGGCCGCATACCCGCGTCGGGCAAATCGACACCCACACCATCGCCATGTTTCTGCGTCAGCTCAGCCCTGAGAGCGCGCGCCAGCATCGCGTGTTGCTGGACCAGATATTTACCTGGGCAGAAAGCGAGGGCTTTACCACGCTGCGCCCTATGGTTGTTATTGAGCGCCCACGACAGCAGCGCCGAAAGCGTGCACGCCACACCTGGGAAGGCCACAAGCGTATTTACGACGCCTCGCCTGACTGGTTAAAGCGCGCCATTAAAATCGCCCTGTACTCTCTACAGCGCCGCTCTGACCTTTGCGACATAACCACCAACAACATCGATATGAAAGAGCACACCATAGAGATACTGCAGCAGAAAAGCCGCAACTATGACAAGCCGGTATTCATCAAAATCAAAATGGGTGACGACTTCCGCCAAGCGGTGCTCGATTGCATCTGGAGCGGCATAGACTGCCCTTACCTGCTTCGCCATAACCCCGGCCGGATAACTAAGACCATGCGGGAAAGTAAGCCGCACCCGTTCTACGTGAAGCCCGACTACCTTACCCGGGCATACTCGGACGTGCGCGACGAGCTGGGCATATACGACCACCTGCCCAAGTCACAGCGCCCCGGCATACACTCACTGCGCGCCCTGGGCATCTGGCTGTACACCAAGGCCGGATACAGCGACGAATACATCATGGCCTTGGCCGGACACGCCAGCGAGCGCATGAAAACGCACTACTACGACGGCCACGAGAAACGCACGGCCAAACTGGTAAACGCAGACCTATCGCTAGATAGCGTTAATCTGGAAAACATAGACTGGGAAACCGACCTTTCCCCGAAACTTAAGAAGCTAGCCGAAGCTGGAGAATAA